ATGCGGGCAAAACACTGCGCGCCTGGCGACCGCGCCCCTGTAAGAGCGCCATTATCGCTGCTGAATATCAGGAAAAGTGGTAGCGGAGGAGGGACTCGAACCCCCGACACGCGGATTATGATTTCTAACGTCTCGTTGGAAACAAACGATATTCCGTCAAAAACTATCCCGGACCTTCCCGCACATATCAGTGACTTACCCGGCGATGTCAAAGCGATTGAACGGCTTAACTTGACGTTCGGTGAAGTTGTTCAGACCCACCGAGAGCTAGGTTTGAAGCGTTTCCCGGCTCACGTTGTTGACGTGATCGGCGCTGATTTGCCGTGGGGGTCATGGGGGTCCGTTGCGATCCAGTCGTTCCGCACCAAACCGTTCGTTTATTTTATTGGTGGCGATATCGGGCTTGTGAAGATTGGGCACAGCGTTGCCCCGTTAGAGCGGCTCGCATCGATGCAAATGGGTTCGCCTGTTGATCTTTCAATTCTTGCTCTGACCCCAGGCGGGGCGGACCTTGAAAAATCCTATCACTACAAATTTTCCACTGCGCGCCGCCGTGGTGAATGGTTTGCCCGGACACCTGAAATTTGCGCCGAAATCGAGCGCATTAAGGAGGACGCGCATGTCTGACGACAATATCGCGCCTGCGGGTGATGGGCGCAAGGGTGCCATTTACCTGAACGACTGGGCTGAAAGCGGCCAAGCTGGAATGCTGGAGGATTTCGGCATCACGGCTGATGCGCTGGCCGGGGCAAATGTGCTGGTGGCGTCCTACACCTATGAGGACTACAATGGCGACGCCTACGTGTTGTTCGAGCGCGATGGCAAGCTGTGGGAAGTCCATGGCAGCCATTGCTCCTGCTATGGCCTGAGCGAACGCGACTATTGTGGCGATGCCCGTACGCAATGGGAGCCGGAAGAGACGACCGTCGAGGCCGTTCTGCACACCGCCAATTCCGGTTCATGGGGTGAGGAAGGTAAGGTCAAGGAAGCAATCCGCGCCATCCTCGCCCGCATCGATGGAGGGCATCATGGCTGATCGACCCATCATTTTCAGCGCACCGATGGTGCGGGCGCTTCTTGCTGGCACGAAGACCCAGACGCGGCGGTTGATCAAGGCCGCTGTGGGAATGGACTTCCACCGGCAGACCGAGGAGCGCCACTTCTTCGGGCTCGTCGAGTCGCGCGAAGACGGGCTGTCTGGCGTGCAACTGCCTTGTTTGCCTTTCGCCCCCGGCGACCGACTCTATGTCCGCGAAAACTGGCAGACCAGCGACGATCTTGACGACGTGAAGCCGTCGAAGCTGCTGCGCTCCGTCACTCCGATCTTGTACAAGGCGGATGGCCAAGTCGTGAACATTCCGCGCCGGACTGTCGCTTTCAGCAAGACGCGCCCATGCATCCATATGCCACGCTGGGCTAGCCGCCTGACGCTGACCGTCACCGAGGTGCGCGTGCAGCGGTTGCGCTCCATCAGCGAGCGAGATGCAAGGGCCGAGGGATTGGAGCAGGTGTGCGTAGGCGGTCTGCTGCCGGCATATCGTGGCACCCCAGACCTTGAGCCCCGTCTCTATCCCGACAGCGCCTATGGCGACCTCTGGGACAGCCTCCACACCGCCCCCGGCACGCGCTGGGCAGACGATCCGTTCGTTGTGGCCGTCAGCTTCGACGTGGCCCACGGCAACATCGATGGAGGGCAGTGATGGCTGAACTAACGTGCGAGCGGTGCGATACCGTCATCACCCATAAGCACGGCCAACTGTGTGCTGCCTGCATTGCCGACGACATGGACTGGGAAGAGCCGGAAATGGACGAGGACGAAGCTTTCTTGGCCTTCCAGTGCGGCATGATGGCGGACGGCTTTTGCACGATGGCTGGCAGTGAAGACTGCGACTGGGAATGCCCGAGGAGCCGCCCATGACACTATGGCACCGCATCAAGCGCCTATTCGCCTGGCGCTGCCCCTACCACACGCCCGGCTGCACGATGCTGGATATGTGCGATGAATGCAGGAGGGATTGGGCATGGTGAGCGATTGCAGCCAGTGCGGCAAATCAGTTGATCATAAGCATGGCGATCGGTGCGCATCCTGCATTGCAGACGAAATGGACTATACCGACACCGAATGCGCCAACTGCGGCGGCGAAGGCTACGTCTACGGTTGTGGCTGGGATTGGCAGTGTGACACCTATGACGAGGGTGAAGGCACCTGCCTGTGCATGAGCAACTGCGACTGGTGCAACCCTCGCAAGCTGACGGACGCTGAAAAGGCCGAACGGGAACGGTTGCGGCAGGTGTTGGCCGAGGCACTTAATTCCCCCACCCCACCCATCACCGGAGAAGACGCATGAGCATGGTTGAGACGGTGCTGATGGATGCTTCCGCCCAAGCCCGGTTTTGGAGCAAGGTAGATCGGAAAGATAAATCAGAATGCTGGCTATGGCGCGCCTACAAGTCAGCTTCTGGCTACGGCCAACTTACAATTGGCGGCGCAGCACATCGGTCCCATCGAATAGCGTATATGCTGGGAAAAGGGAATATTCCGAACGGTTACTTTGTTTGCCACCATTGCGACAATCCACCGTGTTGCAATCCCGATCACCTTTTTATTGGGACAGCGCGAGACAATAACATCGACAAGACACGCAAAGGGCGCAACGTTAGGCCGCCTCGTGACGAAAGCGCTGTAGAATATATTAAAGGCTCGCAGTGCCATTTTTCTCGCCTAAATGAAGGCGACGTGTTGGCAATCCGCGCGCTAAAACTGTCTGGTGTGCGGACTAGAGATTTAGCCAAAAAATACAACGTTCATCGCACATTGATATGGCAGATTTGTGCGAAGAAAATTTGGAGGCATTTACCATGATTGCCGACAAGAGAATTGAAGTTGTCGCGCGGGCCATTGCAAAGGCAGACGGGCTGAATTGGGATGAGCCATGCGGCCTCGAAAGCGATCAGGACGAATGCAACAGCGGGACATGCGTGGCCGCGCTTTGCGAAGATCATGACCCTGATTGGTCGCGCGCAATGTATCTGCAGCACGCCCGCGCCGCCATTGCCGCGATGCAGGGGGAGCGCGATGCTATCGTGCATTGGCTCGCAGAGGATGCTGCCAAGTGCGACGACGAACTTCGCAAGCTGCACGCCGGGAAAAAGCTGACGCCGCGCATGACCATCGAATGGGAGGCCATGATTGCGGCAAAGTCGGGGATTGCTGCCGCGATTGCCCGAGGTGAGCATTTGAAGGGCTCTTCCGCCCCGGAGGTGAGCCGTGGGTGAAATAGACTGGCACTCGATCTTTCCCGGCATTGATGCTCATTTTTGCGAAGGGTATCACGATGGCCGCAATCCCAACACGCCGACGCCAAGTACGAATCGCCACCCTGCGTACCGGCATTCGTGGGAAGTGGGCCGGGCTGAATTGTCTGGCCGCCCGATTCCTTGGCATTTTTCAAGCGCACGCGCAGCTTTGATTGAGGCTGGCGGGGCGTTTTACCCTTACATTCCGGGAGAATCCCATGCCAACTGACCTGCGCGCGCACGCTGAGGCGCTTATTGCCGCAATTGATGCCGCCGATTGTGGGCATAGCATGCGTTTGACCCGCCTTGTTGATGGGGAAGAAACCTACACGGTCACTGTAGGCGACCAGACCGCAGAACTTCCTGGCGCGGATGAATCGTACGAGTGGATCAGAGAGGTCAAGGCTAAGCGCAAAGCTGACGCCATCCTCACCGCCCTTGCCGCGCTCCATGACGAGGCTGCGCGGGCGGCGTTGGATAAGGCTGCAACCCTGATTCAGGACAACCAGCAAGCATCGTCGAGCGTGTCAGGCGCATATCTGGCCAAGCGCTATGAAGGCAATCGCGATGGATTGGTTTACGCCGTTTCTATCCGCGCCATCGACCCCGCCAGCCTGCGGGAGGGTGTGTGATGGAATACATGGAGGGCCAGATGCAACGAGAGATCGAGCGCGGCATGATGGAAGATGACCCCAAAGCCACCATCTACATCCAGTTCAGCGACACCGGCACCATCCGCAAGTGGTCATGCGAACCGTTTGAAGGCGGGGTGGAGTATGTGCGGGAGTTGGCCGCCGAAATCCAAGAGCAAGCCCTCCTGCTGGGCAAGAGTGCCGAGCGCGAACTGGCGCTGCGGGGTGAGGTGGAGCGGCTGCGGGCGGCAGTGCAGCACATCCAAAACGCGCCGATGGTTGTCGATGGAGGCAGCATCCAGTGGTGCCGAGTTGTTGCGCAAAAGGCTTTGGAGAAAACGTCATGACCGACATTGAACGCCTGGCCGCGCGGTGTGAGGCTGCGGATGGTGGGGATCGTGGGCTTGATGAAGCCATTTATGAAGCGCTCGGCTTCTGCAACCACAAGCGCACGGAATACTACTGCATTGAGGATGGCAACGACACCGACAGCGGTTACACTTGCCTAGACTGCGGTCGTGACACGTACGGCGCCAAGAAAGCGCCGCCCTATTCCACCTCACTCGACGCAGCGATGACGCTGGTGCCGGAGGGGTGGGATTGGACTTTGGAAAGCTGCTCCGGCGCTGAGAAGCACGGCGCCAGCATCATGCAAGATCCAGGACCATATATCGCGATCCGCGCGCATACCCCCGCCCTAGCCCTCTGCGCAGCCGCCCTACGCGCCCGAGCGGTGGAGGCGAACGATGGCCAGTGAACCATTTCGCCTCACCGAGAAGGAAAGCGAGAGCATTCACAAGGCACTTCTCGCCTCATTCGAAGAATTGGAAAATCCACCTATGGCCAGTGAACCGATGGTGACGGATGCGGATATGGCCGAGATCATGGTGATCATGGCCCGGCTTGGCCTGCCTACCGATGTGCAAAGCGTGCTGGTGCATGGCGATAATCGCGGCACTGTCCCGCCGCATGTGCTTTCGCGCGCGCTTGCACCTGTGTTCGCGCGCCACCGCCAAGCCGCGCTGATCGAAGGCGTGAGGCTGGGGATTGAGGCGGGGAAAGAAAATTGGGATGGCCTCGCGCGCGCTATCATGATGGCATTCGACATGGGGGCCAAAACGCCTCGCGCGCTTTTCAAGCACCTGACGCTTACCGGACGCGAAATCCCAGACTGGATGCGCGAGGAAAGCGAAATGAAAGCATTGGATCATGTCCCCAGCAAAGGGACGCGAGCCGTGCTGATTTACCGCGCGATGACGGAAGACCTCTCCCCCGAAGCCATCGCCGCCCGTGCGGTGGAGAAACAGGATTCCCCCGCGCGCTGATTGTGCTACGGTGCGCGGGCTGCGGCGGTGCAGAGAGATGCACGAGACTTTGACCGGCTACGCTCGCTAACCGGGAGGTGGGACGCCACCAGTCTGCTGAGACGAGCACGGAAGTTGGCGGCAGTCAACACAGGCGGGATCAAGCCCGACGCCGCAACAAGAATCCCGGGCGAAACCGCTCGAATTGATCCAGCAGGTCCGGAGAAAAGGCTTGTTGGGGATTGGGCGGGAGTAGGCGGCGCGGCGCGGGTCCGCGATGACAGGCCGGAAAGATACGGCAAGGACAACGGGAGGTGCAGCCGGTCAGCGGGCACCCTTGAGGTGGCGAAAGCCTGGGCCTCCCGACTACTCCCTTCCTCGGGAGCCGCAAGGCAAGAGGCGCAGGGGCACCGCGACACGGGCTTGTTAGCGTGGAAATCGCCAGTATCCGCCACGCTTCCGAATTGACTGGCCAGGAATGTCCCCTGTGATGGATCGTGCCGCGACGTTAACCGGCAACAGGGCGGCATTGCAGGCACGCGACACGTTCTGCTTTGCCGCCCTACCTCGCATACCCCGCAAAAGCGCCACGAGGACGACATGCAAAGCCCAATTGAGCAAGCGGCGGCAAAGCTAGGCGCAGTTCCAGCGGATATCCCCGGCCAGTTGATTGATGCGGCGAGACAACTACCAGATCATTCCGAGGACGTGCGCGGAATGATCCAACCTGTGCAATTCCTGCACAAGTTCATTTCGCACACCCCCGCAACAGCGCCACAGCCTTAAGCACCACGGCCCGCATATCAGCCAGCGCCGATCCCAGGATTCCGCTGTCATGCACCGCATCGCCGTCAAGCTGGCCGCCGATCTTGGCAGGCACAGTCGGGATATCGGCCTTGTCCACGCACGCGACGGCGACCGGCACGTTGAAGGTTTCCACGCGGGCCTCAATCGCAGGCGGTGGCGTGGGGACAGAGCCGCAGCCAGCGAGGGCAAGGCAGGCGGCAACCTGTAAGCCACTCTTACAAGTTCGCATCAGATTTCTCCCTTGAGCGCCATCACAGCGTCGTTGGTATGGCAACCGGTGGCCGAAGTCTGCGGCACGGCGCGAATCTTCGCAGCGGCATCGGTGAGCGACTTCACGGCCGGCGCGATCGCTGCGTTCGCATCCTTGCCAGCCTGCACCCGGGCGTCGCCGTCAGCCTTGAGCGCGGCCACCTTGGCATTCTGCACACCCAGCGCCTGATGCAGCACGTCGAAGCTGTTGCGCTGGACGGTATAGGCCCGACGCCAGTTGTGTTCGGCATCGCGCCACAGGGCGGTTTCAGCGGCGCGCTTTTCGGCCAGGGCGTGTTCGTGGCGGGCGTAGAGGATCAGCAGCAGTGCAGCTGAGCCGCCGACGATCGGCCGCCAGAACTTGCGCAGGACTGACAACGCCAGAGCGGCAGGGCTGAGCGCGGGCATCTCGAGCGGGATAATCATGGCTTGGCCTCCTCAGTCGGCACAGGCTGCGTCGGCGGATTGTCAACGCGGACAGTGCGGCTTGACGGTGCGCGCAGAAGGCCAATCAGGCCGCCCGTGATCGTGCCCATGCCAAATGCCTCGGTCACGGTGACGTGATGGCCGGCGGCAATGAGCGCCGAGACGAAGATGACCACCAGCGTCGCTAGGGTGGCGAGGTAGGCGATAAGCTGGTCGTGGTCGTTGATCATGCCCAAGCCCCCCACCAGGCTGTGCCAGGCAGAAAGCTGTTGGTCCGGTTATTCCAGCCTCCTATATATTTTTTGTCAGGGTCGCTCGGCCCATCATTAACGGCCAGATATGCGTCATAAGCCCGGCGCTGGGCGGCAAAGGCTCGCGCCGCATCTGCTTCGGAAGTTTTGGAGCGATACGCCGCATAGGCCGCAATGGTTTTTGGCCCTATCACCCCGTCATCTTTGACGCCGATCATACGTTGCAGCAGTTTCGCAGCGGCATCGGGGCCAGACCCCCACCCCTTGTCCACCACCGATGCGGTAACGCGGTCCCACGGCAACTTGTCGAAACCAGGTTCCTTGTAAAATAGGAACACGCCCAACGCGACGGCTTCTGGTTGTGTGAGATTGGCAATGTCTTTGGCTGTGACTACGGATACTCGGCGATAGCGAGCCAGGGCATAGGCAGTTACGCCGAATTTCGACCCCACCAGCACGCCCTTGCCGCGACGCTGCGGCAACCCGGCGGCATAGCGCACCGGATCAAACCAGTTGCCGTTGTCCGCTGGGTCCATCGAAAGTCCGCCTTCGTGGTCCTTGATGTAGCCGGCGATGAATTTTGCGATGTCGATCATTCCTTATCCCCCAGGTCACAGGCGGGCGGCGCCTTGATGCCATGCTCGAGCATGTCCAGATGGCGGGTAGCGCAGCGGTGGAAGGCTTCTCCGGCGTCAAGGCGGCTTTCCGCACTATCCAGGCGGTGGCCCATCTGCTCCATCGTGATCCCGGCCTTCGTCGTTCCGATCACATAGGAAAGCGCGGCCGTCACAATCGCACCCGCAATCGCCAGGACGGTCGGTATGATGGTGCCAAGATGCTTTTCGAGAAACGTCTCGCCCGCTTGGCCCGTCGTCATCGAGCGCCCGCCCGATCAGCCACCGCACGCCCCACAAGGCCAAGGCGACGGCCAGCCACTTCTCGAACATCGTAAAGCCCCCACGCCGCGAGGATTGCCCATTGCGCCCAGCCAATCAGTTGCAGCGCCTGATAGTAGAGAATTCCGCCGTCGAGTTGCGGGCTGACCCAATAGCCAATGTCCACGATCACCATCCCGGCGAACAGCAGCCCAATCAGGCGCTGTGCTGGTCCGGCGGGTCGCGTTAGGACAAGTGCCCCTGACACCAGATCCAGCACGATGTAGGCCTCAGGCCGCAGCGCAAAGCACCAACTAAGCAAGCTGGCCGCCATGAGGGCCAGCCACGTTCGGGCCTTCTGCTTCGAGAGCATCAGGCCAACGATGGCCAGCATCGCGATTTTCCAGGGTGTCAGGGGCATGCGGGCTATGCCTTGTCGTCTTCGTCGGCGGGCTTGGGTGGGACGGCGAATCCCTTCTTCGTCGGCGGGGGCGGATCAGGTGGCATGGTCAGTTCTCCTTGGGGTTAAAGCGTGATGCCGTAGGCGGCGAGCTTGGCCGACATGGCCGCACCCCACGTGGCAACCTCGGCCTGCGTCCAAGCCTTGTTGGCCACAGCGGCCACCGCGACTTCGGCCCCGGTGACAGAGCCGAAAGCAGTGGGCTGCTGGCCGACACGGATCGTGTTCGAGCCACCAAGGGCTGCGTCGGCGCGCGTCACCGGCGTGGAGGCGGTTGACAGGCCGGTGCGCCATTCGATTTGCGTCACGCTCGTGCGCGTGAAGACAGACGCGTAAACCGCCCAGAGCGTGGCGCGCGAGGCATCCACCACCGTGCCGGATTGCGTCGCAGCGGATTCGACCAAGTAGGACTTGCTGCCGCCGTTGGCGATCAGGCCGCCCAGGACGCCGCGTGTTGCATTGCCTGCATAGTTGCCGATCAGCGCCACCTGCTGGTTGTAGCTGGCCCGCGCGATGGTGAGCAGCGTCAGTTCGCCATTGATCGCGCCAACGGTGTCGCCGACGATGGTAGAAGTTGCAGACGTGGACGGGCCGAACTGGAATGATTTCGCGCCTTGGCCGATCCGCTTGACGGTAGCCGTGGCGCCGGTCAAGCCGGTGGCATTGGCCAAGGACACGGTCGGGGCGCTGGTATAGCCCGAACCAGGATTGGACAAAGCAATGGCCGTCGCCACGCCGCCAGAAACCGTGACCGTCCCCGCTGCACCCGATCCGCCCCCGCCGCTGAATGCCAGCGCATAAGTGCCATCGGTGCCGCCAGAACCTGCCGCCGTGATCTGCGGATCGGTCAGGCCACCGCCGCTCGGCATGGTCAGCGCTCGGCTGTTGCCCGTGGTGTCGCGGCCAGGCGACGTGTCAAGGTCCGTGCCCAGCAGCCACGCCGCATAGAGCGAATTGCGAACGTCAGGGATTTCCTGATACTTGCCATAGCCCGAGGCCGAAAAATCAGCGCCGGAAAAGGTCATAAGGATATCGTCAACCATATCAAGCCACCGTTGTTTCGGAGATGGGCGCCCAATTGTGCATGGGCAGAGCAAGCCCGTTCGGATCGTAGATTAGAGTGCGTCCTTGATCGTCGCGGATGCCGGATTGGCCTTTGTAGCCGTTGCCGATCCACGCATTGCGCAGCTTGGCGCCGGACGGGATTGAGGCTGCGGCCTGCACTTCGAAAGTCGCGCGGCCGGTCTGGGTCACGCCGGAAACCGTGATCGCCGTGCCGGTGCCGTCGTCCAACGTGATGCCATAGTTGGCCACACCCGGCGCGCTGTCCAAGACCAGATTATGCGCACCAACGTCCATCGTGACCAAAAGCTTGCTGCCCAGGCGCACCACGGATTTGATAGCCAGCCCCGGAGAAGGCTTCGCGCGATCCCACAGCCAGCGCTTAAGATAAAGGCCGTAATAGGCCGCCATCCAAACGGCAGAATTGCTGGTGAAATGCAGGTTGTCCGCACTCTGGTAATCCATGAAGTGCGTCGGGAACATCGCATAGTAATCTTCGGACGCCAGCGCCAGTTGCGCGAGGGCAATCGTCGGATTGGTGCGCGATCCAACCAACGAATTTAGGTGTGTCGAGGTCTGGGCGAGGACCATCGGCAACGGGCGCGCCAAAAGACCGCTGCTGGTCTGAAAGCCGCTTTCCGCCGTGGTGCGGATAGTGCGCACCGTGCCCTGCCAAGTCGTGGGGTTGGTGTTGGCGGAATAGTCGGCCTCACCCTGCTGATACATCAGCGCGCCGGATGCATAGGTCTTGTTCGCGCCATCGGCTAGCGTCTTGGCGTTCGTGCGCTGTCCGACCAGATAGGTGTCGAAATATAGGCTTCCCGGCGCAAGATCGCTGGCCTTTTTCGAAGAGGACCATTCGTCGGAAAAGAACAGCCAACCCGCCGAAGATGTGATGTCGAAGCCGTCTTCGTTCAGCAGCAACTGCGCGATCATCCGCGCGGCGCCAGATGCCGGGCTTTCCTGCCCGCTCTCGTAAAGGTTGTCGAGCGTCGAGCCAGCGCCAGTCCCATTGGTCGGGAAAACGCCGCTTGAAAACTTCTTGGCATACGTCACGGGCACGGTGTTGACCGGCGTCGTATTGAAGACGCCCGCGTTCGACTGGCCGTAGATTTGGAAATGCATGAAGCTGCCCAGCGCGGCAATGCTATCCCACTGCGCGGATGGCGTCGGCTTGGAGCCAGATGCAGCAGCTTGGATCGCCGTTTGCAGGGCTGTGATAGTCGGGTGGTAGATCGTGCTAGGCGTGATGCCCCAGCCTTTGTTACCGCTAAGGTCGGTTGCCCAAAATTCGCCATAGCCAAAAGGTTTGCGCGTGGTGGCGATATTGGCCGCAGCAGCAGCCCCTGTCGTCGCCAGCGCCTTCGTGGCGTCGTAGTCGGGATGCTTGAGCAGCGTTGGCGTGATATACCAACCGATATTCTCGTTGCTGTCGATCGCGTAATATGAGCCGCTGCCGCCGTGGATCACGCGGAATTGTGCGGCCCATGCGGTGGCGATAGCGAGTTGTGACGTGATATAACTGGTCAGGGGCTGCGCAACCTGCTTGCCATCAGTGCCATTGGCTGCCGCCACCACGCCGCCGGAAACCTGCCAGAGCAGTTGCGATTGGCCATCGCTGGACAAAGCCCAGAAGGTCTGGGTGTTTTGCAACTGGCCCACCGTCGCAGTAGGAGCCGTCGCACCGGTCAGGCCGGCGATCGTGGGCAGCGTGTAAGTTGGCGCCGAATTGCTGGTCGAGAGGCCGCCGCGCACGATCCGCGCGCTGGTGATCGCGCCGCCTGATACCGTGACCTTTGCCGCGTGCCCACTGGGACCGCCAGACACAATCAAGTCGAACTCGCCGCTGACTGTCGCGCCGCTGCCTGCTGTGCCGAGCGTGATGCCGGTCACCGTGTATGGAGGAGTGCCGCCGGTTGAAACGACTGAGGTGAGCAATCCGACCGATGCGGCGGCGGCTTGGGCGGCATTCGCGCTGGCAGCAGCATTGCTAGCAAGGGTCGCAGCATTGCTCGCCTGGGCGGCAGCATTGCTAGCTTGCGTTGCAGCGTTCGCGGCCTGCGTCTCTGCGATGATGGCCGAGCCAGCTGCATTCTCTTCGCTCGTCGCCGCAGCCGAAGCCGCTGCAATCGCATCGTTGGAAAGCGTGACAGAGTCCAAATCCTCGGACAACGCAACAAACGAAATCTGCGCATTCTGGGTCAGCGCAATTGGAGTGCCACCTAGCGATGAACCCAGCGGCGATCGGACGATCTGCGCACCCGATGCCAGATAGGTGCAGCGCCCAAATTCGTAAGCCGTGCCTTGCTGGATCGAGTAGCTGTATTGCGCGCCATCGATCAGGGCTTCGGTGCCGCGAAAGCCGCTGACCGCTTGGCCGAGTGAGATAGGCCCATCGCCCGTGCTGGTCGCAACAATCTTTACCAGGTCAACAAGCGTGGCCATGCGCTACCTCCGTAATCCTAGATTACCGGAGGTCGGGAGTGGTCAGGCTATGACGTGCCCCATGCCTTCCAGCGCATGCCGCCCGCTGCATCAGCAATGTTGGACTGGTGATTCTGAATGAAAAGCACAGCGGACGTGGTTCCGAGCGACACTTCCTGAATCGTTGATTGCCCATTCGTGCTTTGCTTGGTGTTGCGGATCGTGCCCTGCAAGCCCAGGCAATTTGCATTGGAGCCGCTGCCAAAGCCACCGAACGGGAAGGTCAGGGTGAACGCGCTCTCAAAGCTGGGCAGTGTGGTCAGGATGCCACCCATTTCCGTCCAGCCATCGGGGTAAACCCGCTTCCAACTGGTGCCAGAAATCTGCGTGACCGGCGCACCGATCTTCGACCAATTCGGTGCGCTGCTGCCGTCTGGATCAGTGGTGTTGCCGTCTGCGGTCGAAACGAACATCAGGCCCGGCGTGGAAGCCGATGCCAAAACGGCGCCCTTGGGGTAGCCGCTGATCGCTGCTGCGAACGTCGAATTGAAGATAGCCTGCCCACCAGCCTGAAACCAGCGCACGCCTGCCGAAAGCTGGTTCAGGATGCCGTTGAAGTCTTTACCGTTCGGCGGGATGCCACCGGATGCTTCGGGCAAGAACGTCAGGGCCGGGAAGCCATCGGTAAGGCTGGCAGGGGCATCACTGGACGTGGGCGTCTGGCTGGGCGTTGGGATCGCGCGGATATAGCCCGCGCCCGCACCATTGGCGAACGGGATCGGAAACCGCGTCGGGTGGTCGGTCTGGTTCATGGCTGCTCCACGGTGACAGAGACGCCGGCAGGTCGCGGCAGGGCGCCTGATTGCGTAATGATGGCGTAATCCAGCTTCGACACGGCAGCGCCAAACACATAGGTCATTGTCATGTCTCGGTTATCGCGGACATAGACGTTGCCGTAGTCGGGAAACAGGAACATCAGGACCTTGTTGATCGATGGGATCGCGCAATCGGTGATGTTGAGCGCGGCCTTTGCCAGGATCAGCCGGCGATAGGCGTCGTCCGATAGGTTGAAATTCGGCGTCAGGCGGTAGGCGGCGTAGAACACACCCTGCCCGAACGGCACGGCATCGCTGCTTTGCGAAAAGCCCAGATAGTCTTCGGTGGAAACATAGAGCGCGCGCGCCACGCCCACGATCCGACCGAGAATATCAAGGCCAAACCCTTCCGCGCTGGCGATGTCCCACACGAAGTCGCGGAACTTTTGAAGCTGCACTTGCCGGTCGATCGCCACGCCCAAGCCATCAAGCAGCCCGAGAAGGACGTCGCTGTTGGCGTATTGGCTGATGACGGTTTGGCGGATATCAAAAAAGAGATCGGGAAACGCGCCATCCGCACCAGATTCCGCAAAGCTCAAAGAGCCGATAGGATCGGACGTGATCACGCCAGCGCAACCGAGATGTTTGCCGCAGATGTGGTCGGCATTTGCGCGATGGTCGCCGTCACATCATCGGCAGTGGGCGTGCTGGTCGTGCCAACCTTGATCGACACAAGCTGCGCCCACGTCCCCAGGTTCGAGACGGCGGAGGCAAAGCGCAGAGCATAAGTCGTGCCCCCGATCCGCGCCTTTTGACCGCCATCACCGCCGGAAAATGCCGACACGATAGCGGCCTGAACCTGGCTTTCAGCATCGGACGGAACAGACCCATTGTCGGCCAGCGTCACGGCGAAAAAGATCGGGAGTTCGGCGGCGCGCTGGAAGCTGACCGAATATGAAGGATACGGCGGGGCATAGCCCGATGCTGTGTCCTGCACCGTTACCGTGGTGCTGCCGGCAAACCCACATCCGGGCACCTTTTTGGCAAACAGGGCAGCAGCAATATCGGCATCCGAGCCGCCATAGACACTGGCATAGAGGCTGCGCGCCGGCACAGAGACGCCGCCGATCGTGGCAGAACTGCCCGTGGCGTTGTCCGTCACATAAGCGTCTACCACGTTGGTGACGCCCAGCAGCTTGGCGCGGATTGCAGGGATGATCCCGCTGGCATTGATCGAAACCGAGGCGGCGCGACGCGCTTCAAATTCGGCCGGCGTTTCTTCGTCACGGCCCGGAACACCTGCCGCCGCGTTGGTGATCGCGTCCCACCCTGGCACGATCCGGTAGATCAGATTCAGCGAGCCAGCGGGGCATTCAATCGGGCCAGTAACCGTTGCCGCAAATTGGGCGTTCACCGTGCCGCTATCGGGGATGGTGACGGTGTTGACCGCCTGATACAGCGTGCCATCCGTGGCTTTCGCCAGCGATCCCACTTGGATGACCGTGCCAGACGTGCCGATACACTGCGCAGTGACGATCGTCGGCTCGGCGGCAATTCGCTCGATGTAGGACAGACGCCCGATGGCGTCCTGCATACGGCCCTCGCTGGTAGCCGGATCAACGAGGCCCACATACTCGGCCAACAGGTCGTTCGATGCGCCCAAAGCCGCTGTCAGAGCCGTCACGATCTGGCCCTGTGGTGTGGCGTCAGATTGGTTCAGCTTGCCACCGAACGCTTTCTGAAACACAGCCCAGACGCCGGCCTTGATGTCGGTTTCGCTGGGTGTGACCAGGCCGGCCAGCGTGAACGTCGGCAGGGGGATGAGGCTGCTCATACCGTTGCCGTCCCCACGTTGGTCTGCACTTGGCCGGAGATAGCGCGGCCCGACAGGCTGGTGATGTAGACAGTTGCCTCGGTCACGCCGGGCACGAGCTTGGCCGCTGCGGCCAACTGTTCCTTGATCACCGGAACCGGCGCCAGTTCGCCCAACACGCTTTCGAAGTAGGGAACGCCGCGCGTGGTATCGTACCAGCACTCACCGGCAAACACGCGGCATTCGGAGGCTACGTCTTGCAACTGCGCGTAAGGCTCCGACGCAAGGGCGATGTTGCCCGACGCATCTAGCGTCAAGTCCCAATTCTCGGTGTCGAGTAGCAGCGTCGTAGCCATGTAAACTAGTCTAGGTCGAAATCAGGCCATGCCCCCTGAGTGCCGACAAGATGGCCGAGATCGTGACGCGCGCGTTGGTATCGATCGTGCTGCCCCCGGTTGGCGCTGCAATAGCCCCGGCCTGATTGCCCACCACCTTCACGCCGTCTACGCGGTATTCGGCGGCAGTGTCGACGGCCCCGGAAACGGACGCCGCCCCAGTCAAGGCGAGATCGGCGGTCGCGTCCACGGTATCGGCGGCGATCTTGAACGTCGGAGAGGCAATCGAAACGTTGTTGTCCGCGTCGATCTCGATGAACGTGGTAGCGTCCTCCGATGGCAGGAAGCCGCCGAAATAAAGGCCATCTGACCAGTTGAACCGCCGCCGCGTGCCAGGGTTTGCCTGCGCCTTGGTGGCTTTCACCTTCGAGATATCGGAATGGCAGAACACCGCCGCACCGATGTCCCCCACGCGCGGCTTGATGCGAATTTCCACTGGCCCGGCGCGCATGGTGAAATATGGCAAGCCATGGATGGTCCCGTGCGCCGTGCCCGTGCCACGACCATCCGTTTGGTTGACAAGCGGCTGAACGTCCACTGTGCCCGCACCAACCGCCATCACCTTGACCAGCGTAGTCGTGGCCATGCCGGCCATGATCTGATCGACTACGAAAGCCGTGGTGCTGAACTCATCCTGCCCAAACCGGGCATCCCCATTGCCGACGCTATTGGTCATAATTCAACCCCGGATAGATGCATTCGGCAGTGGAGAACCATCGACCATCAGGCATTTCCGCCTCAAGGCTATGGCTCAGCTTGATGATCACCCAATTGCCATTTGCGGGCGTCAGGCCTGACGTGATCGTGACGGTCTTGCCGAACTCGAGTGCGCGGTTGAACAGGGACGAGAACTGCACGCCTTGCTGGGTAAATGCGGGATAGCCGATCAGCCCTTCCTCGGCAGAAACCTGCACAGCGTCATTGTCGCGCGCACCGCCCTTCGCCCATATGGCAATGCGCTTGTTCGTCTCGTCCACTTGGAACATGCAATCGGCGGCCTTGCAGATGGCCTCTATCTGGGCCTTGGGCGTGCCGGGCAGGTAGGGGTTGGCGATGCTGGTCTGCACGCCGTTGTTCGTGAAGCTGTAGCCTATCTGGCTGGCGATGTTCTGCACCACGGTCGCTACATCGACGGTGCCATCAAAACTGACCGGATCAACAGCTTGGCTGGTGTCATAAAGCCCCGGCATCGCAGACAGCCAGAACGCCACGTCAGGCTGCTGCCGGGCATCGCACCAGGCCCAAAAAATGGTTCCGGTGAACACCACGGCCATACCGGCATCATCATCGCCAGCCAATACCGTCAGCGTGTTCTGCTTGCGCTGCTGCATGTAGAACTGCGTGGTCGTGGACAGCTTGTTCATCAGGTCCATCGACATGCCGTAAATTCGGGCATCGCACTGCGCATAGCCCAGCCCGATTTGCTCGATGTCCACCGAACAGCGCAAATCCTCGACCGTAGTTTCAGCCGCGCCGTTGCCGAACGTGCCTTCGCCTAGCGTGAACTTGAACTGGATTTTGCGCTTCACGAAACTCATGCGGGTTGCGCCCAGACCATCTGGTAGCGACTTCCAAGGCCGGTGTAGTCAGGCTTTGATGCGCCCTGCGTGTCCACGATCGCAAGATCGCCGGGAAAGCCCGCATAGCTGTTGTTGATCAGCGGCACGGAATCGCGCACCGGGACATTGGCGGCGATGATTGTTCCTGCCAGCGAGATATCGACAAACAGCCCCGTGCTTTTCTGGCTCAGGACGATGCCGGCCACAGCAGAGCCGAGCGGCACGGAGAGCGCCTGCTTGGCCTGATTGGCTACCAGCGCAATCTGCTGCAGCTTCTGGCCCGATTGCAGGCTGTAGAACGCTGCTTTGGGCGCGCCATTGGAAACCGACGCCTGAGCCTTTTGCGCCACCGTCTGTTCAAGTGCCGTGCTGGCCGGTGCCGCTTGCGTGGTGCCGTTGTTGGTGACCGCTGCACCCGCCGGGGTTTTGGTATTGCTGTTTTCCGTGACCGGCCCGCTGCGGATTTCGCGCAACACCAGTTCATAGGTGATCAAGCCGCCACCCTTCTCGCGCGTGCGGGCCAGCGAGACACGGGAGAAATTGACCTTGAGATAGGTGAACTCGGGCGTCACCACATTGTAGAGGTTGGTATCGCCGCGCAGGGCCTCAATGGCGCGGATGAAGTCGCGCCGGTCATTCTCGTCGCCGCCCTTGGAGACGATCACGCGCGTTTCAAACGGTGTGGCCACCTTGTTGTAGGTTTCAAAGCCGCCGTCCTCGAGCGGGAAGTCCGATTGCCGATATTCCGCGTCATACTCGACGGAAATGAATGCATCAGGGCTGACAGCCAGGCTATTGTCGGACGCCAGATAAATGCCCCACGTCGCCTTGTTTGCGGTTACCGTGATGTTGTCGCCAGTCAACGCGGTGCCTGTGGTTGCCGTGGTTCCGTTCGCCAGTGTCGGCACGCCGTCGATCGCCGGCACGGTGGGGCTTGAAGGGTCATAGGTCATGGCGTCACCACACGATCGGCCTGCATGATCACGCCACGGCGGCGCAGTTCAGCGGGCAGGTTGCGCGCCAATTCGGATGCGTTTTTGGCCTGCGTGTTGATCGTGATAGCACCGATGTTGACGTTCTGGCCGCCTGCGGCGCGGGTAGCAGCGGGAGGCACGCGGGTCATGCGGGCAAAGCCGCGCCCAGCGTTGACAAGCCGGCCTTCGACAGCATCGCGGACCGTGCGCGCACCTTCTTTCCAGCGGCGTTCGAGCCATGCTGTCTGGGCCGCCAAGTATTCAGCCGGAGACGAAAACTGACGCCAAGAGCCATCACGATTGCGCATATTGCCGTAGTTATGGCGTCCTGCCGCGCGGCCTTCCAAAGCGGTCATATCCTGCCGAACGAACTGATCATGCGTCAGGGGCTGGTCAGGATTGACGCCCAGCTTGCGCGAAATAATCCCGATTTTGTTGTCCACCGAGGCGCTTGAATTTCCATCGGCGTGGCGTGGGGTCCAGCCCATGACGCGTTGGCCACCGAACATATTGGACCACGGCGACGTAAGCGAATCCTGCCCGCGAATAGGTGCATTCGAGCCAGAACCGCTGCCGCCCCAGATCGGGCGCCCTTGATCGTCTTTCGGGATGAACGGATCATACCAGTGCCCGCTGTTACCCGCAGAATTGCCGCCCGAATGCGGGTCGTTGCCGATCAGGCCATTAACCCAATCCGCGATCGTCACAAGCGGCGGCACGAGCTTTTCCATGATCGTGCTTTGCAGCTTGGTCATGGACGCTTGCAGCTTTTCCGTCTCTGTCGCCAGATTCTCCTGCTGGTCCGCATTGGCCGCGAACTGCTTGAGCATTTCATCGACCTTGGCCTGCCCCTGTTGCAGAAAGTAGATGGTCGATTGCGGCAAGCCCACCTGCTGCAACAGGCTGGCATAAAGCTGCGGGTTCATCTTGCCCTGCGCGCCGGCCAGCTTGGACAGGACCGAACCCGCGTCACCCTTTTGCAGATCGCCCAGACTTACCCCAAGCCGCCCCAGCGCGGTCATGGTCGTGGGATCAACATTCCCCGTGGCCAGCCCCATGCGAATTTGCTGGATGCGCTGCAACGCGGCATCACCTTCGCCAGCCTCACCTCCGACCGACTTCATCGCCTGCCGCCAAGCCCACACCTGCTTGACGCTCATGCCCAGCGTTTGGCCAAACCGATCAGCGGACGCCGCGCCAGTTGACATGTCTTTGATGAAGCCAGCGATAGACTTGGCGCCCATGAAGGCCAAGCCCAAGCCAATCACCTCGCGCGAGACGGACTTGATGCTTTCGCCGGCCTTTTTGCCAGCCTGCTCGATCTCGTCGAAAGTCTTGCGCTGCCCCTCTTTCAGGCGCTTGCTATCGCGCTCGACCTCTTCGACGCCATCCTTGAAGTCAGACCGGTCAAGGATGAACTTCGTAATGAATGCGTCGATGATGTGTTCGGCCATGCGCCACGCTCCGAGGGTGTAACCTCAGGTTAGCCCTGTTCCATCGCCGCACGCCCGCGCCGCTCGTTCTCGGCGTCCACGTTTGCAATCTCGATCAGGTCGTAAATGTCCTCAAGCCCATAGACCGTCTGGCACTCGATCAGGCTGGCTCGACCTGCGCTGATGGCGAATCCGATAGTTCGGGGGACGTTGACATACTCTGCCGGCGCAAATTCACAGCCGCCGCCATATTCGACAGAACGGCGGCTATCGAAAAACCCAGGTGCAGTTCAAGCACCTCCCCGCGCAGCTTGAGCAGCGTTCCGACTTCGGCAATGTCGCCATCGGTTTCGTCGTCGCCCAGCACCAGCGGGCGCGACATGGGGCGGCCCGTATCGGGATTGACGTTCTTGGCGTCGGGCACGAACGTGATGCACGAAAGCATCTCGTCCATCAGCGGATCAAGCTCTTCAAACGGCAGGCGCTTGAGCGATTCCACCCCTGCCGCGAACACAGCCGCCGCGCCTGCGTTCAGAAACTCGTCTTCCAGCATGATGCCGTGGCGCGAAAGGGCGGAGACGGCACGGGCGCCCCATTTTTCCGTCTGCATCGCCGGCTTTTCCAACAGCAAGAAGGTCTTGCCCTTGTCGCGGTTGTCCGCGTCAATCGTGATGGTTTTCCACTTGCGCATATCAAACCGCCGGGGCTGGGGTGACGCTTTCCCACTCGATCACGAACGACCGAGGCTGGGCAGTGCGGCGAAGTGCTGGCATAGGCGTGTAGCTGCGCAGGACGCCGCGCACGCAGATGTATTGCCGCCCGGTGGCCGTGATCTTGATGGTCTGCCCAGCAAAATACTTGCGCCGGTTGGTGCGCTCATACATCGCCCAATATTCGAACAAGTCGTTCGTCTCGCTGTCCGCTTGGAGCGTGATCGTCTGGCGCGTCGGGGCGAATACGAAGCCAGCGGACAAGCGCCCATCGACACCCATGGACGTTTCGGCGTTGTCCACCGCATCCATGTTGGTCACGTCATCGGCCGCAAAGCCCTTGATGCGAAACGGCGTCGGGTAGATCGTGTCCACCGTCATCATCAGGATGGCGTCGGCAGCGGTCAGCGTGCGATTGTTGGCCATTGCGATGCCCTCCTTACTGGATGCCAATGACCGGCAGCGTCATTTGCTGCACGGACTGGCCATCGGTGTAGAAAATGATGGTCGTGGGCGATCCGCGCTGCGCTCGAACCGTAGCGCCGGGATCGGTGACCGAAATGTAATAGCCCTGCGTCTCGATGGTCTGGGCCACATCAGCGCCGGCCAGATAGTTGACCTGCGATGCCTGCGCTTCGGACAGCGACACACCGGCACGGATAGCGCCGAAGTTCAGTGCATCGTCCACCACGCTTTGCAGGGCGGCGCGGACCAAGGTGTAACCCTCGTCATTGTAGGGGATTTGCCCCACGTTGGTCATCAGGGTCAGCACGGCAAGCTGGAACTGGTCACCCATCCATGCCTGGCAATAGAAGCTGTCGATCCACGGGAAATCGCCGCTCATCTGCCCCGGATAGGCGAACACGAACTGCGCGCTGGCTGTGGCATAGCTACCAATGAAGTTGTAGCCATTTGCCTTGAGGTTGTCGGCAATCGTCTTGCTGACCACACCGGCCCCGACCACACTGCTCTGACGGAACGCCAGCGTTGCCCGGCCGTTGGTGCGCGAGGTGTCCACCGAAGCAACCGCGCCCATGAAAAAGGCGGCGACGGCCATCGGATTGACCGGATCGTAGATCGGGATCACCGCATCATAGCCAGCAGCCTTGCACAGTGCGCCAAAGCTGGTGGTGTCATTGGACTGCGCAGCGGCGATCAGGCTTGTCCAGCCCACATATCCGTAGCGCGGCGCCTTGGAGCTTGCCCATGCACCGAACAGCACCTTGTCGGGAATGCTAGGTTCCCACGCGGTCGAAAACGTGATGAAATCGGTGGTGCTGTCGATCACCGCGTTCATGGCACCCGATGGCGTATCAGCCGCTGCTCCCTGCGAAAGGACCGGGCTGGATGCGGCATCAAGGCCCAGGGCCGACGCAAGCGTGCCGGTAGCCACCGTTAGGGTTGACGTAGCCCCCGTGGCCGAGTTCGTGAACACGAAAGCGCCCGTGATGCTGTCATACGACACGGTGAAGCCAGGCGACGTGAAAGCCGCCTGGATGATCGAAGCCGCGTTCGAGAAGCTGGTGGCCGCCGAAAGGTTGATCGTGCCAGACGTTTTGGCCGTGCCGGAAACGGTCAGCGTCAGCGTGCCAGTGAGCGCCTGCAATGCGGTCAGGCTCAGGCCGGTGGATGCGCCGCGCAGGAATGCCGGGATTGCGGCAGCGGCATAGCGCACAAAATAGATCTTGCGCGGCTTGGCGAACGAGTTGACATAGCCCGCGAAATAAGCCTGCGCGAACGCGTATTCGGACGATACCAGCCCGAAATAGGCGCCCACGGCATCGGAAGACGTGAACGTCAGGATAGAGCCATACGGCGCCTGCGTGCTGGTGGTCAGAACAAGCCCGACGAGATCAAGGCCAGCGCCGCCGGCCGAGAGCGCCTGCGGAAGCACATTGACAATCGACGAGGCCGGGATGCTAGACGGCATGGGTTATCTCCGACAAGGTTGTAACCAGCGTATCGGCAAAGTCCTGCGGCGTGGTGGTCACGATGAAGGCGTGCAGCACGGCGCGGATCATCCAGCGCCCGATGTATTGCTGTTCACCTGCGATCAGGGGCATTTGGCTGGGGTCTTCGCAGTAGAGGGTGCCGATGCCCTTCGCCTTGAACCATGACGCGCCATAGTCGTCGTTGAACACCTGCGTGATGATCTGGGCCATGTCGGCGGAACCGGGGCCATAGGCATCAATCTGGAAATAGAGCGCAGTGGATCGCCCGATATTGGCAGTGCCCAGCGCTGGGGTGTAGCTGCCTCCTGTGGGGCTGACGCCAACGGGTGCCTGCACTGGCACAGGGTAGGTATAGCTGCGCTCAGGCGTGGCCATCAGACGGCGCCCGGTGGCTTGCATCGCGATCCAGTTCGGCCCTGCAGGCATGGGCACGCGGTTGACTTGCCCGCGCACAATGTTGGCCTGCCCAAGCCCCGTCACATCACGCAGAAAGTCGCCTAGCGCGGTATAGACCTGGCTTTCGGTAAGGGATGGCGTCATGCGGTCGAGTCCGTCATCTGCGAGGTAATTGCCGCCTTAGACCAGCCTGCTGTCGTCCAGCCCTCCAGCAGCGCCACGACAAGCCACGTCTGACCGCGCAGGTTGGGGGGCGTGACAGCATCAGTCCCGAACACGATCTTGTCGGCGCCCGACTGCGAAGGCCGGTCCACGCTCGACATCTGGGTGTTCGCGTAGACCGATGCCTGCCCGTTGCTGATGTTCAGGTTGTTCAGGTGCTGCAATTCGCTCTGCGTCAGCGCCTGCACCTGTACCGTGATCGTCTCAGGATCGGCGTAGGACGGCACTTGGCTGTAGTCGGCCGCGCTGGTGTAGCCGGTCGAGCGGTAGAGCGTCGCCGTGATGTTGGGGTTGACGCGGCGCGTCACGCTGTTGGCGATGTTGCGGAGGTTCATCACTTCACCTCGAAATCAACGCTGTTGAGCATGTGCGAAGTCCACACCAGCGGCTTTTTGGCGGGTGCGGTTTCGCCCGCTGCTACGTCCGCACGCGCCTGCTGCACATCTGCGAATGTCTGTCCGCCTTTCGGGAAGCGCTGGAACAGTAGGTCCGTCACCGGGCTGTTCGCCGCGACGTTGGCTGCTTCAATCGCATCGCGCAGTTGGCCGGCGATTTTCACGCCCATGAGCGCCAAGGCCTTGTCAGTGTCGCCCTCTGCCATCTTGAGCGCACCGGCAAACGCTTCGCCCCAATGCGGCCCGTTTTCCTGCACCATCTGCGTGAAGAACGGACGCGCGGGAATGCCTGCCCCCGGCGCCCCGAAGTTGTTCCACGCAGCCACCTGCGCAACCGGCGTTCCATCAGGATAGGTCGCACCGTCGAGAAAGCCCACGCTCACTTCGGTGAACTGACCCGCATCGGCCATGGCGCGGATCACGCCTGCCAGTTTAGTGCCGCCGGATACCTCGACCATATCAACTCACGAACCCGCGCTGCCACGGGTCATAGATGCGGCCCGGTCGAGGCACATAAAACGCCGAACGCAGCGAGGCCGTCGCTTGCCAGAACGCAAGGCCATAGGGCGTCTGCCGATACCATACCGCCGTGCCGGGCATGAGGCCGCTATCAAAGGAAACCGACGTACTGCCTTCCGTTGCCGACGTGATCGCCCCCACAGTGCCGTCTGGCGCGCCATCAGGGTTGCGAGCGCCTGCAAGCTGGGCAACGTGTGCCGTCAGCATGTTAAGCAGCATCAGGCGCCGTCCAGCGTCCTGCACCGGGCTGGCGTCGGTGTTGTCCAGATATAGCGTGGCCTCGGCAAAGAATAGGGCGGCCCGCTCTGCGCTGACCGCCCCAAACTCGGGATAGCGAGTGATCCACGCCGTATAGTCAAACACGGCAATGGCCATCGGATTACCCTTCCTTCACGACCTGTACGCCCAGTTCGTCTTCGGACTTCTGTTCCAGTCCGGTCGTCACTTCCGGGTCCAGTTCCTTGGACTCGTCGAGCGCCTGCGCCGGATCGGCGGCAAAGATGGTGCCATTGGCCAAGGCGGCAAAATCGCCAGCCTGTTCCACCCACGCATCCCAGAAGTCCTTGGGCACGCCCGGCGTCAGCATGAAACCGCCGAGCAGCACCGCTTCGCCGGTCACATCGAAACCCTTGGCGCCGTTGAACACCACAGTCTTGCCACCGGCTTCCGCTCGGAAATCGAACGGGAGCTTGCTGCACACGGTGACCACATCGGACGATGTGGCGACGGAATTGGTCGAACGCTTTGCGGGAGGCATAGGCTCAGGCTCCGAGCATCTGGACGAAAGCAACCGGCGCCTTGATGACGGTGCCAGCGGTGGACGCGCTGTTCTTCTGTTCCCAGCCCGAATGCAGCGTGATCACCGGATGGAGGCGCAGCTTCTCGGTATAGGCCGAGGTGCAGACTTCCTGGCCCTGCACGGTTTCCAGACGAAGCTGGATCAGGTTGCCCGACTGCGTGACGAACTGCGGGATCACCACAAAGCGGACGTTCGGGAACGACTGCTGGATGATTTCCTTGACCGTCTTGCCGAAGTCGTTGGTCTTGGCCAGGTACGGTTCCAGCGTGTTCGGAATGCCGCAGACCATTGATGCCGACATGTCCACCAGCGCCGGCAGCTGCGTCTGCAGCGCAGTGTAGAGCTTGAGGAAGTCGTTGTAGATTTCGATGGTGGTGCCGTTCGCCCAGGTCAGGCCGCCAGCGACCTTGGAACCAGGCGAGATCGCAGCCGGCAGCGCCGGATCGTTGAGGCCGCCATACAGCTTGAGGCCCGACACGCCGTAGAAGTAGCTGGTGTTCATCGCGCGGGCGATGGTTTCCGAGCTTGCTTCGGCCTGGAGCGCGGCCCAGTCGATCATGGCCTCGCCATAGCGTGCGGCTTCCAGTTCGCCCCAACGGGTGAAGGTCTGGAAGCGGAAGGTCTGCCGGCTCACCCAGTTGGCGTTGGCGTTCGACTTGCCGTTCTGGTTGAAGTCGCCATAGGCCGAGGTGAAGCCGGTGATTTCCGTGCGCGGGAACATCAACTGGTCCTTGGTCCAGTCGCCCATGCGCTGCTCACCATAGAACTGAGCGGCCTGCTGGGGCGCGAACAGCGTCTTGATGCGCTTGGGGTCGATGTACGCCGTGAAAATCGACGGGATGGCCGAGTTGGCCACGGTCGAAAGCGTCGGCTGCGCGTCCATGGCCAGCGACTTGCCGCTGGCACGATTGCGCCATTCAGCCGGCAGGTATTCCATGGTGTGCCCTTCGATCAGGGACACACCATCGGCGGCGAGGCGAGCGCGATGCTCAAGCAGGGATGCGGTCAGCATAAATCAGAACCCCCGATCCGAGATGATGCCGACTTCACCGGCAACGTTCGAAGTCTTGACGTAGAACCGCGTTTCGTAAGCGGTTGTGACGGTTGCGGTTGGCGAGCCGGTCGCGGTCGCATTGGCGGAAAGCGTGGCAGTGCCGGCGCCAGCGTTGACGGTGGCAACCGTCGCGCCAGCTGGGATGCCGGTCCCGGCGATGGGCATGCCGGGCGCCAAGGTCAGCGAAGCCGGCGTATAGGTGATCGCCGCCGAAGCATTGGTGGTGCCGATCGTGCCCGTGGTGGTCGGGGGCGAACCCGCCGTGCCCAGGACGATGGTGCCATCGGCATACTTGGCGAACACGCGCTGCCCCACGGTCGCGCCGCCGGTCGGCACGGTGTAGAGATAGGCGCCGCCGTCGTAGAGCGTCACTTCGAAGCCCGGAGCCACGGCAAAGCCGCTTTCGGCCAGATAGGTCGTGATGATGGCGCGCTGCGTGCGGCCCACGAAGCCGAAACGGGTGGAAGTCAGGCTGGGCTTGCCGTTGGAGACGACGCCCGTGCTGTCATCGGCCCAGGCAAAGGCGGCGATGTTCACACCAGCGGAGCCGGCGGTCAGTTCGCCAGCCATGGCGGGAACCGTGGTCCAAGGGCCGGTGGTGGCGAAATCGCCGGGAATCCCGTAGGCGGGGTTCAGCTGAACAGAGGTCTGGAAACCGGCCATGGTCACTTGCTCCCGTACATGGCAGTGTAGCTGTCGTGGGCTTCGCGCTCACGGGCGGCGTCGAGGGCGATGCGCGGCTTCGGCGTGGCCAGGGCAGCTTCGCGGGCCACCATCGCGCGCAGGGTCGCAACCGGGGCGGCGTCGAGCGCGGCGCGGTCATAGCCCTTGTCCTTGAGCGCAAAGCGATAGACGGCTTCGGCGCTGTCCATGCCGACCACTTCGCCCACCAGCGGCTTCACAGCGACGCGGGCGGCATCGAGAGCGGCAACCGATGCGCGGGCGCGGGCTTCGGCGTCAGCGATCAGGCGGCGAACGGTCGCGGCATCCATGGCCGGCTTGTCATCCTTGTCGTCGTCGCTGTCCTCGTCTTCACCCTTGATTTCGGTCGCGCCGCCTTCAAGTTCTTCGTCCTCGCCCCTGGGCCTGTCCTCATCGTCCTCGTCTTCGGCGTCCACCATGTCTTCATCGGCGGCGAGAACGCGAATGGCCGAGATCGCGGCGGCCAGTTCATCGGTGGTCAGCGAGGCATCAGCGGCAAGGTGCGGCTTGGCCAGCTTGGCCAGCTTGTCGGCCAGCTTGGCGGGGGCGCCATCCATGGCCAGCGACTTCGCGTCCACGCCAGCCATCGCCTTGGCAATATCCACCTTGGCATCGGCGGCAAGGCGCGGGCGGATCACGGCGGCAACTGCCCCGGTGACCATCAGCGCGGTGCGCGACTTGATATTCATGCTTTCGTCTCCGATCACAACATCAGGGCCAGCGCGCCCTTGGATCACCAAAGCTACGTGGTTGCCGATGATGTCACGCATTACACCATCGTAACGCAAACCATCTTCGGTCACGCCCGGCGTCATGTCCGCACGGTAGCGATAGCCGCAGGACAGTTCTTTCTTTCGGTCGGCCTCGATGGCGTCTTGTTCGGCCTGATGCCAGACCACGAGACTGTTACGCAGGTACGTGCCGTCGAATTGCGCGTCTGTCCCGGTACTGCCGATGATCAGGCTTTCGGGCAGGCCATCTTCCGGAATGACGGGCACATGTTCCGACAGCAGCGGCACGTTGTTGAACGTGTCGGCAGCGCGGGCCAGTTCCTCGGGATCGCGGTAGAGGAAATACGTGCGGTCAGGGTCCAGCCCTTCGGCGGGGATTTCGCGGCCGAAGTAGGGACAGACGTTGGCCTTGCTGATGTTCGACACTTCGACATGCAGATAGCCGTTGGCGTCACGCTGGCGCACGCTGGGCGCCCGGTCCATGGCTATCAATGTGAAGATCGCGTCTGCCATGTAATCAGTTTAGAACGGCAGAACCGCCGTCCAGTAGCATCGGCAGTTGATCGCTTGCCCAGGCAGAACCTTGCCGAACCCATCGTCAAAGTCGTGCCCCTCAGCCAGTTTGAACTTCTGGCCAGAAAAGTGCTTGTGCGACGCGCGCGGGGTCTTGCCGCCGCCGCTGTGACGCCAGATGCCCTCGGTGATGCCGAGTTCCTGCTCGCGGATCGACCGCAACGACGACGTAGCCTTGTTGTTCTGGTCGAGCGCAATGTCAGCCGCCTTACGCCTGCTCACGCCAAACTGCTTCTCGATGCCCTGCGTCAGTGTGGCAAGATCGCGGCCTTGGCTGACCGATTGCATCGCCAGCGTCTCGGCCTGCGTCAGGTAGCGCTCTGGGATGGACCGGATCAGATTCACGTTCTCGGCCACGATGGATTGCATGGCCTCGCGCATGGCTGGCGTGGTCTGGAATTTGACTGTGAACCCGGCGCGTCGAAGGTCTTCCATCAGGATGCGCTGCGTGCGCCCGTTCACCTGCTTGACCATGCTTTCGGCCATGGACTGCGCCAGGTCATCGAACCGTTTGAGCCAGCGCTTGCCCAGCTTACGGAACGTGGCCTGCAATGCAGCTGCTGGGCTGGCGTCTAGCCCCGTGATGACGGTGATCGGCTCAGGCTCATTCGCCCGCCACGCCGCCTTCACCCAACGCAGAGTGGACTTGTGCATTTCGTCCACCAGCACCAACAAGCGGCGCTCATAGGCCACGCGGATGGCGGCAGATGGGCGGATCGGGCGAAGGGTGGCGGGCATCAGGCCTCTACCAGTTCTTCTTCCTCGCCCTCGTCTTCCACATCAGGCGCCGGGCCGTTGAGCGTGCCTGCGTACATGCCGCCGTCTTCGTTGTTCAGGCGCTCCCGGTCTTCCTCGGGCGACACAACCCCGCTGGCGATGTAGACCGCCGCTGCATCGGCATTGCTTTTGCGAATGTCGGCCTTGTCCTTGTCGCTCATTTCCCACAGCGACACGAACTCGAACTTCACGTCCAAGTCCACTTCGCCAAACAGCGAAAGCTGGACCATCGCCAGAATCCATTCCAGCGGGCCACGCAGGTCTTTTTCGCACTTGGCCAGGATCGTGTCGTAGAACACGCGGATTTCGCCGTCGCTGGATGCGTTCAAACCGGCGGGTGTGATGCCCGTCAGCAGCACCAGCGGGATGCTGGAAACGGACGACATGTGTTCCTGGCTCTGCGCCACAAGGTCCGACACGCCCGTGATCGGCGCGGCCACGTTGGCGAAATCCTCGCTGTTCTTGTCGAGCGCGAGAACGCCATGATTGGTCGCAGTGTCCGTCAGCAGCTTGGTGCGCTTGAACAACCCTGCGCCGTAATCAGCCTGCAAATGCTGGGTAAGGTCAGTCTTGAGAACCCACGTCGTAAAGGCGTTCAGAATGTCCGAACCAGCCTGCCGATTGCGCAGCCAGTTGTCCACGTAGGGCTTTGCCATTTGCGCCAACGATACGCCGCCGAACGCATAGGCCGGCTTGAGCATGTCGGGCATTTCGTTCGAAACGATTGTGGCGAGGCGGCTGTCGTGCACGGTATAGCCCGACACGAACCATTCACGCGGCTTGTAGAACTGCGGATGCAGCGGGTTCTGCGCCTCGTAGATGCCGGGGTACGACCACAGCGGCTGAATGATCTTGAGATTTTTCAGCGGGCGCTTTGGGTTGATTTTTTCCGGCTCAAGGCGCAGCGGCGTGCGAAGTTCGGCCATGTCGCTGTAATCGCCAAAGTCCGCGAAAATCTGGATGCGGCCGAGATAGCCTTCCAGTTCGATCGCGCGGCGGCAAATCTCTTTCACGCCGAGACGTTGAAACTCGCGTTCAATGTCCACCAGCTTCTTTTCGTCGCCGCTGAACTTGATCCACTTGCGCACGCAGTGGTCAGCGATGATCTGGGCCATCTTGCGGTATTCGGCGCGCTGGCTCAGTTCCGCGAGATACTGGTAGCCCATGAAGCCCAGGCCTTCGCTGACCATCGAAGCGTATTGCCCCGCATAGGCCATGTCGAGTTCGGGCAGGCTGTCATAGCCCATCGCCGCCATCATGCCCTTGGGCGGCTTAGGCCGGGCGAAAATCTGCTTGGGCGTCAGGACGGGCGCATTGTGGCGCTTGGCTTCCCACAAGGCGCTATCGCTGATGCGGAAGCCCTCAACGACACGGGGATTGTCCTGTTCGGCTTCGGTCTTGTCGGCCACCGCAATCGGCGCTGTGGTGCTGTTCCAGAGTGCCCGCCAGGCGGCGCGGATGCGGTTGAACATGGTGCCTCGCGTTGACCGTGTAATCCCATGGTAAGCGGGGATTGGTCCGCGTATGGTGCGGCATGCTCAATCTGGTCGAACTCATGCACGAAGCACTGGTGGAAATGGAAACGTGGGAGGAGCAGGAAGTGTTCTTGCGCTTGGCCGGCGCCACAGATGCGCAAGTGGCCTTAGCGAAAGAGGCGCTGGCCGAGATCGCGCTTGCCAAGACCATTGCGCGGGTTGTTGACTTCAAGTGATCAGCGGCGGCGTCCGGCCAAGGCTAGGGCTGTGTCGGGGATGCGGATCGGCGCAGATGCGCCCCAGAACGCCATGATGAACGCATCGGCAAGATTGGGCGATGCCTGAGGGCCACCGACGCGGTTGGCTTTGGCGAGGTCTTTCTTGCTTTCCACCTTTACGCGGCCAGCGTTGTCGAAATCGCGCTTGGGCGTGCACAGCTCATCGATGAGTTGGGCCAGGTTCGGCATGTCGCCATCAATGAAGATCATATCCGCCACGTCGAAGGTCTGACCATTCTTCACCGCGTTGAACGTGTTCCGGAACCGATCCGCAACCAGCCACCACGCTTGCGCTTTGGCGTTGGCGAAAAAGTCCTTGTTCGAGCGCGGTGGGTGGGATCGCCCATAGATCGCGTCAGGCTTGCTCACAGCGCCGCCGGCATTGAATCCATTGTGGCGCACTTGCGGCGCATTCCTCCCTGCCGCTTGGTTCAGTTCATTGATCTTGGCCCCAGTCATCGCGCCCACGCCGATGCTGTCGAATACCACGTCAGCGCCTTCCTCAAGCGCCTTGTCGCGCGCTTTGGTGGCCGACTTCAACAGTTCGTGTTCGCCGGCCTTCCACTGGTCGGACCAGATGGCTAGCGGTCCATGCGCTAGCACAAGGGCGCACTTGTCCGAACCGCTGTCTGCCACGTCGAAGCCCAGGCGCTTTGAGCCGGTAGGCGTGATGCCCAGCGTGATATGCGCGTCGATAGCGGCCATGATCCACGACCGCTTGATGACCGCATCGTCATCGTCATCACGCGGCACGCCAAGGTAGATGTGCTGGTATTCTTCCTCGTCCTCAGCCTGTGCGCCCGCAATCACGTCCTGCATGGTGGTCGAGAGGAAGGGGTTTTCGGTGTAGTTGATCTGCCGGACGAGCGTTCCCTTGGGCGGGTTGACCACAAAGCGGCGCCACGCGAAGTCCGTGGATAGGCGCGGGTTGAAGATGATCCAGAACTGCGAGCCTTCCTTGCGAACGGTCGGCTCAAGAACTTCCCATTGCTCTTTGGTCAACGCGTGGGCTTCCTCAAGCCAGCAAATGTCAATGCCTTCGAGAGACTTGATTTCGCTGATATGGCGCCACAGGCCATAGAACAGGAATTCGCTACCTGTCCGCTTATGAACAATCTTGTTGTCGAGAATGCGGAACTGGTCTTGCAGGCCGAACCGTTCGATCTGCAATTTCAGCAGGGAGTAGACTGACTCCTCGATCTTGTTCTGGAACTGGCGGGCGCACAGGACGCGGATTTTGTAGTTGCATGCCAGGAACACGGCAAAGCCCGCCGCATCCCATGACTTGGACGAAGCGCGGCCACCGTACAGCACCCGGTTGCGGATCGGCTCTTTACGCTCGTTCTCGCGGGCCAGCCAGAAGGGCTTGAGGACCGGGTTGAGCGTCGGGCCGCCGTTGTGGCCTATGGGCGCAGGTGCGGGGGCGACCTGTGACTGTGTTGTGGGTGCGATAGGCTTGCGCTTAACCCTGCGCGGGGCCGCCTTGAGACTTGTTCGGCTAGCCGGCATTGCCATCGGTGTTGCCATAGAAATGCTGCAAGCTGGGGGCGACAGTGACGTTCACATTGGCCGTGCCCTCCTTGAACGCCGAAATGGCGACGTGCTTTCCGCACATTTCCAATGCTTTCAGTGCGTTCTTTCGGTCTCCATCCGCTTTTGCCTCCTCATACATGGCGGCAGCTTCGGTCAGCACCCAATCGACAGTTACGCCGGTCTTTTCCGAACGCTCCGTTTGAGCCGCTGCAACGGCCTCTGAGACGTCAACATTCGTCAACAGGCGTCCACCCTGCTGCTTTGCCGTTTTCGCGCTGTAGCCTGCCCGTATGGCCGCCTGTGTAGCGTTCAGGTCGATGAGGTATTCCTCGACGAACCGCTGTTGCTTCGGGGTCAAAGCCATCACATACCCCCTTCGATAGCTTGCAGGTGTTCGCGCTTAGGCTCCCAACCGCTGGAAATGAGTTCGCGAACCTCGCTGACTTTGACAAACACACAGGTCGGATACCGCTGAACCAAGTTGGCATCGGACGGTCCGATCATCATCACCCAGCCATCACCCATCATCTTGGCTTCGGCATAGTCGCCCATCACCATGGCCGCGACGGTTGCGGGCGAGATACGGTCGCGCTTATACAGGGCAGACACGGCCATTTCCGACAACTCCTCATCCGCCAAGTGCAGGTCAGCCAGCAAATCGGGTTGCCATCGCAGCTTGAGCGCCGATTGGATAATCTCATCATCCGTAAGCACGGAGAAATTGCGCTTCCAAAATGCCCCCTTCGCGTTCGGGCGCCCCAGTGCATCGCAGCGATAAACGGCACCGTAGCGACGCAGGAAGTCCGCAGCCTGCCCGGCATAGGACATGTCGCGCTTGACGATGAGTGGCACCTGCTGGAAGCAACGCGGACGCAGAACGGGCGCTGCCTTTTTTAGCCGCGCCTGCGCTTTCAGTTCCAGTTCCCGGCGCCAGCGTGTGACGGTCGAGAGGCTGGCGTGATAGTGCTTGGCGGCCCCATGCGATCCTTGAGCGTGCAGGATGGCCAGCAGGTCATCAGGGCATGCGCGCTTGAGGCCGATGTTCGCGCAGGGCTTGCAACGCCCTCGTGACGATCGGTTGATGACCGCACCGCAGTCCCGGCAGTGCTTGACCGGCACCGTTGCGCGCGGTGGGCGACCACCCTTGCGTGGATTGCTGGTCAGCCAGGCGAACAGTGGCAGCGGTTCCACGGGCTGGAAGTTGTGCAGGCGGTGGTTGGCGATCACGGCGTTTCATCCCCCCAGGTGATGTTCGTGGCGATGCGGCAGGCTTTGTGGCGACGGTGGCGAGCGGGCAGAATGGTGATGACGGCGTGGTGCTGGATAACCGCGCGTTGACCATGCGGCAGGATCACGCAGCGCGCGCCAAAGTCGGCAGCGATCTGGAACGTCGGGCCTGTCAGGATCGCCTTGACGGTTTCGGCCGGCAGGTTCTGCACGCGTTCTTGGAAGCGCAGCACGGCGTGGCTCGTTACGTGGATCATCTGCGTTGCTCCGACTAAGCGAACCGCCATTGGCGCACGGCTGTTTCGGGCGTCAGGGGATAGTCGTGGGTCACAGTTCACCCCGCTGGCGCTTGCGATAGTTGGCCATCCAAATGCGCCGCTCTTTGTCCTGCTGCTGGGCAATCTCGGCGGTGCGGCGTGCAACCCATTCCGGCCTGTCGCGCAGGTAGAGATCGCCCGTTGAGCTAACGGCCCACTCGACATCATCGCGAGTGCAAGCCGCGTTGCGCTGGGCGCAGAGGCGGTCCAGCCAATTATCCATAGGTCAGCGCCCTAGCCGGCGACGGCAATGCGCGAACCACGCCGTCATGGTACAGCGCTGGGACTCCCCCAGCGCGGAAGGGATGCGCCCAGTCGTAGCGATCGGCCTGCATCACCTCGAGGCATTCGCGGATCGTGGGGAAGAACGTGCACTTGGCCTTGAGCAGTCGCGTCAGCACCTCGAGGCCGTGTGGGGAGAGGTGGCCCAGGCTGTCGAAATACTCGGCAATCAGCCACTTTTCTGCCTGCACGTCACCGCGATCGGCCCGCTTGAACAGGGCTTCCCAGCGGCGGAAAACCTCGAGGAAATGGCGCTTGCGGTCATTGTGCGTCCAGCCATTCGAGTCCCTCGTCGATGGCTCGGGCGAGGCTACTGCGACGGTCAGGGCCTTGCTGGCCAAATCCCCGATTTTCTTGGCTTCTTCGGTCATTGTCTTGCACCCATTTGGCTTTGAAACCGCGCCAGTTGCGCACCACGCATTCGGAAATTGCTTGCTCGAGGGTCCACCCGACGCGATCCGCCTCCCGCCGAAATCCGGCGATTACGGTTTCCGACACGTCGGCGCGCATCCGGCGACGCATGGCGAGGAAATCATCCCAGACCTGTGGTGAAACATCGGAGGGTCGAGATGGCTCAGCGCGCTTTTTGCGCGCGGCTGTCTCATTTTCACCGTCAGGTGAAATATGAGACTGGGGGGTATGAATATTATCTATAGGGGGGTCCGATGGACAATCCTTGGACTGTCCACGGACTGTCCTTGGACGCTTTTTGGACGATGCTTTTGCGCGTTCTTCACGCTTGCGTTGGGCATCCTTGGCGCGCTTTTCGGCCGCCTCTGTCTCACGGCGGCCAATCTCCGCGTCCTTCGCATCCAAGGCCTGCACAGCTATCAGGATTGCCTCAAACGGCGCCCCTGCATCGGCCATCGCCTTCATGAGTTCGGATGTGGTCACTTGATCACCCGCAGTTCGATCTCAGGAAAGCACAGGCGGAACAGGGCGGCGCGCAGGGGGAAGTCGCGCACGACCATTCCCTTGACGTCTTCGGCCACGCGCCGCCCATTCTCGCGATAGGTGAAGTCGGGCCGATAGCGCGCCTTGTGGCCGTTACCCATAATGATGGGCTGGCCATCGGGCGCGAGGATGAACGTTGGCTCGACTTCCAAATCGGTAATGGCGCCCGCCCGCACCAGCATGTGCAAATCGTTGCAGCGCTTCGCTTCCCGCTTTGAAGCATGGTTATGCCCATGCGCGCAGGGGGTGGCTTTGGCACCGTATTTGGACGGGCAGGCGCTCATCTTCAGGCTTCCGGCTGTCCAAGGTAGATCGGCAGGCCGGTCTTTTCGCCCACGTCGGCCACCGCTTCGTTGAAGGCGGTTTCGAACGTCAGATCGGGGCGCCAGAGTTCGAACCAGAACACCGGCTTGCCATTGGCGATGCGGTACCGCAGACGGGCAATGAGGCGGTAGAACACCGTCGATCGCGCGAAGATCGGGATCACGATCGAGAACAGCTTGGGGAAGTTCACCGGCTTGCCATCAGCAGCCTTGTGCTCCGACACGAAGGTGAATTCGGTCTCACCCGACGTCAGGTTGACGGCCTCACAGGATTCCGCCGTCTCGTAGATCTTGAACTTGACTGACAGGTCCACCAGGCGCGTCGGCGTGGCGATTGCATCGGCCCCGGTGGCGCGGTTGGCCTTTGCAAAAGCTTGGGCCTGTTCCGACCACTTGCTGACCGGATCATCGGAAACGTCCACGATCTGCGTTTCGAGGAACTGCGCGAACTCGCCCATGCTCATGGGCTTAGCATCGCGGCTGAACCAAGCCTGCCATTCCTTGGACAGCGGGAACGCATAGGTAGCCCGATGCCGGCGCGACTGGGCCGCGTTGACGCCGACCTCGCTGTTGTCGGGATGATAGTCAAAAATCGCGGTCAGGCTGGGCCGGGACATGTCATCGACGGCGAAAATCACGGAGTGGGGGAACTTGAAGCGGTTCACCAGAGCAATGAAGCTGGGCAACTGGGTCAGCGATGCGGTGCCCTTGCGGTGCAGCGGGTCCGAGCGATAGGCGTCGAATGCGTCAGCCGACAGCGGCGTGACGCAACCATGCGCGCCCAGGCTGAACAGCGCTTCGGTTCCATCGCGCGGATCGGCAAGCGTGATGACTTCGGCGCGCAGATGGTTTTCGGCAGTGGCGAGCGCCGTGGCCAGCAGTTCGCCCGTGCGATCGGCAACGGTTTCGGTTTTCGGTTCGGTCATGATGTCGGTCCTTTGATCAGCCGCGCACAACGCGGGCTTCGGTGGAAATTTCGCGGATGGTGCCGAACAGGTTGCCTTGGCGCGGCTTGTTCGGGCTCAAGCGGCCATCAGCCGTGAACCACGCGACGGTGGCGCCATGCTTCTCGACCGGCAGCGTCATCTTGAGGCTGGGCGTAACGACCGAAAATTCGCGCGTCGGGTCGAATTCGACTTCGATGGTCAGGGCGATCTTGCCCTTGACCTTCTTGTTGCCGTCGATGCCGGCTGCTTCCAGCTTCGTTGCGAATTCCTGCAACGGCTCGCTGCTGTCGGCGTTGAACTGGCCGTCCTTGAGCATCAGGATCAGGTCGGACAGCGTGGAGGCGGCGGGATAGCGCCGGCCGCCATCTGCGGCGTCGAGGATTTCCCCGGTCTCGGGGTCGTGATCATCGGACATTGTCGTTCTCCGTGGCGCGGGGTAGAAAGATGCGAGCGCCGCGCCTTTGCGCTCGCGTTGGGAAAGGGGCGTGGCGCTCAACCGTCTGCGGGTTCGGCCAAGGCGGCAGGCACTGGGCACCCACGCAGCCGGCAAAGCTCGCGGCACATGGCCCGGACCTTCGCGCGCTGGCAGCCAACGGCATCGGATTGCGCGGCCAGGCCCATCTGACCCAGCGCGCGGGCGTGATCGCTGGCGGTGCGGCGGCGGAACAAAGAAAGCTTCATCGTGACACTCCCGTTTCAGCGAAAATTCGCAGGCGCAGGCGCTCCATGTCGGTGGGGGAAAGCTCGAAAATCTGCTGCACCAAGGCGCGATCGACGTGCAGCATCATGGCCCGCTTGGCCCGATCCATTCGCTCGACGCGCTTGGCGTCGGCCTGCAAGCGCAGGTCCACACGCTTCATTGCCTTGATGCACTGCGCGGTCATGCTGCTGCCCTCTCGTCGGATTGGCCGGCCTTCTTGCGCGCAGCGGACCTGGCGGCGGCCGCGATGTTCTTTTGGCGTTTTCGCAACGTGGCAGCGGTGATGCGCGCGTTGATCAGGCCGGACACGCGCCCAGCCTCGCGCTGCAAGTCGGCCCTGATGTCGGCAATCGGTCTTGCCAGGGCGAAGGCGTCGGCAACAATCCGCAGTTCGGGCCGCTTTTGCGCCGCGTCCTCGAACGATTCACAATGGCAGATGACCGTGGAATGGTTGAGCCCCAACCGGCGCCCGATCGCGGATGCGGAAAGGCCCTTAGAGCGCAGGACATGGCAGACGCACTTGCGCGCAGCAGTCAGTTCCTGATTGCGCGACGGGCCCATGAGTGACGCCAGCGTGATGCCCATCGTGTCGCAAATGAGGCGCATCACTGCACGACTATCCAAGCCAGGCTCAACGGCGATGATCGGGGCCGACACAGGAAGGCCGGCCCGGCGCTCTGCTTCGGCGCGGGTCACAGTTCCACCTTTTTGCCACGCAGCCGGGGCCAGCCAGGAGCGGGCGGCGGCTCATTGCGAAACAGGAAGCCCGCGCCATGCTTGCGGCAGTATTCGAGCCTGGCGGCGATCAGAGCGTTGGCGCTGGTGATCTGGGCGTATTGCTCGCTGCACCCGCTCGGGGCGATGACGTCGCGGGCGCTCATGCTGCCCTCCCACGAAGGCCGTCCGCCTGAGCAACCATGCCCAGCAGCGCCGGCAGCAGTTCCCGGATCTCATCGGCCAAGCGACACTTGGCGCGGTGATCAGTCAGCGCCCCCACGGCCAGCCATTCGGACAGCACGTGAGCAAGACGCGCCCGGGTCGTTTCTTCCTCGCCCGGGCAGCACGTGATCGGGCAAAGCTGATACCCGTAGAGCGCGGCCACTTCCTGCAAGGCTGTAGGATCGATCGCCAGAGCATTGAACGCGGTATCGAGCGACGGCACGTTCTCGCCGGTCAGCGCGCGGTTGATGGTCTTCGTCGTCACATCCAGCTTGTCGGCCAGGGCGCCGCGACCGTGCTTGTTGACCAAGCGGCCCCAAGCAGCCGCGACCGCGCCGGATATGTCCGATTTGGAACGAATTTGCGGACGGACTTGTTTTGTGCACTGCGGCATTTGCAGCCTCATGAAATGGCTTGTGAAACTTTACCGGGACGATGGCGGGGTGAATGGAGGACACCACCGTCCCGGCGCCCGTGGTGCGACCCGACGGGCTATGCTGTCAGCGACGGCGCTTGCCGCGCGGAATGTCACAGAGGGTTTCGACCACCACCCAAGCCAGCGCCACAGACGCAGCCATGATCATCACGCGCGGCCAGTAAGCGCCGAGGCCCAGCACGCACCAGGCAAGCAGGGACAGGCCGATGATGGTTGTTGCGGCCGGGCGCGTCATGCTGCGCGCTCTGAGCTTGGGTCCCGCAAGCGACGTGCTTCCGCAGCCTCAGCCAACTCCTTGAGCGTGGCTTGGTGCTTGCGCATGAACATTGCCCACCGATCAGCCGGGATGCTGTCCCGCTGTATCCATGAGCGAACCGTGTGGACGGAAACGCCATGATCTCGGGCAACTTCCTGAGCCGGTCCGGCGCGACGGATGATTTCGGAATGCGTCGTCATGGCGCAATGATGCATTATGCATCATTAGAAGGCAAGTGCCAAATGCATCATTCTTGCCGCTACGATCGGCTCATGGTTGATGCATCAGATAGATTGCGGGCAGCGCGCGAAGCGGCAGGCTACAAAAATGCCAAAACTGCCGCTGAGGCCATGGGCGTCGTCGTCTCAAGCTATATTCAGCACGAGAATGGCACGCGCAATTTACCCAGGGACAGGGCTAAGCGCTATGCTGCCTTTTTCAGGACAACGCCCGAGTGGTTGCTTTATGGACGCGGCAAGGGGGAAACGTCGCTTCCTTCTACGGCCGAGCTTGAGGCAATGTTGCAGGACGCGATTTCCGAGGTGGTGACGCTGAATACGAAGCTCTCGGACTTGCCGCGTATCGTTGCTCCAAGTTTGCATGAACAGCTAGAGCGCTATCAAGCTGATCGCGCAGGTATTGGTTTGATCGATCTAGAGAGCAGGCGCAGCAAAGGCGCTCGATCTCTTCCGCCCACCACCTGAGCCGTGATGGGAGGATGGCGCAAGACATGTCGCAGGCTTCACATTTCGCCTCACATGCAGGTTCATACAGGCGAATCATCCGCTCCTCCGTTCCTGCATTGTTCTCGTAGGAAATATCCTAAATTGCAACATGCCATCATACGACATTTGTGACGGAAGCTAACAATTTTTAGTGCCACTTTGGGGACAAATGATGAAATTAAAATGGCTTGCCTTGCCTTTGGCGGGAATGGTTTTTTTCTCATCCAATTCCCCATGCAGTGCTACTGGCCTACTTGATGGCCTTTTAGGCCCTATACCAATGGGGAAAAATCCTTCCACTCCCCCGCCCATGGATGAGCAGCCGCTGCAAGGGATCGAATATCAGAAAGATGCGCTGGGGCGTATCACCTATCTATCCACCGGCTGTTTGCGGATTGCTAAAGACCAAACATCAGAATGTGTCGTGCAGGAAAAGCTGGCGCATTTGCAACTTGTCGAGGGCATGCGGGAGGCGGCATTCCAGCGCCAGGAGCAGGTGAGGCTAGATGCCATTGCGCAGCATGCCGCTGACCAGAAGTTGCAGGTAGAGCGTGAAGCGCAAGCTCGTGCCCAAGCGATCGCTGCCGTGCCTGAGGTCGAGCGGAGGGCCAACGAGATTCGCCGGATCAAGCGTAATTTAGCCGGCTATCAACGGATGCTCGGGAACGAAAACGAGATCGCTTCCGTGTCCGGAGTGACCGACATGCGAATGAGGTACAATTACGGCATGTTAATTGTTCAGGGGCGGCGCGCGCTGGCCTCGGAATATGCTGCCTATCGTAGGGCTGGCGGCAGAAAGGCTTTGAGCGCGCTCTAGGTGAGGTGAAAATGGCAAAGAAGCCGACAACGCCCAGCGACAAAACGTCTTCGACTGCGGGAAAGATTTTGGCCGGCAAAAAAGCGACCCAAGCGGACGCCAAAAAGCTCGCGGCATACGTTTTGCGGGATGACCCTAAAAAGGGGCCCAACAAAAAATCTTAACCTAGCGAAGAACCTTTCAACACCCCGCTTCGGCGGGGTTTTTTGCGCGCGTGCGATTCTCGATGGGAGCGCCCACCAAAACAAAAATCTGATATGATGCAAAATGCACTAGACATTTGGTGATGCAATATGCATTATACCTCCAACAGCCAGTGAGCCGCAAGCGCAGACCTGGCTAGCCCACCGGCATGGAGGACGCGGCAATGGCCGAGACGCTTTTCAAAAACTCGAAGTATGAAGCCACTGGGGAAACCAAGGAATGTCTCGGCCGCACGCTTTACCGCATTCGCGCCGTTGCTGACATTGCCGCGCTCTGCATCACTGCCGGCCAGCTTGGCGGGTGGATCGAGAGCGAGAAGAATCTTGCAGTCTCCGGCAATGCGTGGGTCTCCGGCGATGCGTGGGTCTACGGCAATGCGCGGGTCTACGGCAATGCGTGGGTCTCCGGCAATGCGCGGGTCTACGGCAATGCGTGGGTCTCCGGCAATGCGCGGGTCTCCGGCAATGCGTGGGTCTCCGGCGATGCGCGGGTCTCCGGCGATGCGTGGGTCTACGGCAATGCGTGGGTCTCCGGCAATGCGCGGGTCTACGGCAATGCGCGGGTCTCCGGCAATGCGTGGGTCTCCGGCGATGCGCGGGTCTCCGGCGATGCGTGGGTCTCCGGCGATGCGCGGGTCTCCGGCGATGCGCGGGTCTCCGGCGATGCGCGGGTCTACGGCGATGCGCGGGTCTACGGCAATGCGTCGAAAACTCCGATCACCATCGGTGGTCTGACGTGGCACGTCACGATTGCCGATCAGCAGATGGTCATCGGCTGCCAAGCTCATGACATTTCGGCGTGGTGGGATTTTGATGACCGCCGCATTGCCGACATGGATGGCCGCGCGGCGCTGAAATTCTGGCGCGACCACAAGACGACGTTGCAAGCTATTTGCGCCGCGACTGGCCGCCCGTTTGCTGCGGCTGAAAAGCCCGCTGAGCCGGTAGAGGCATAACCCATGTCTCCCGTACTCCCCATGGGCTGGACCCCTTACGAAGCAACAGTGCGCTACAGCGACGGCACGATCCGCGCGCAGCACACGTTTTTCTACCCCGCCGATGCGACCGACGCTCAACTGAAGTCCCGCGCATGGGGCATCTGGTCGCCTGCTCGTGCTGGCATGGACGGCCGCTTTCTGGACCCGACGCTGACTGTGGTTAGCGCTGTTCGGAGGGCTGCGTGATGGCCGAAACGCTTTCCAAAAACGCCAACCCCTGGCCCCGCGCAGTGACGCAAATTCTCGTATTCGATACGAGTGCAGCACCACGCTCGCTTGTGGACGTAATCGAATACGACGCGGACGTTTGCGAAGCAGCCCAAATCTACAAACGCCATTGGGTAGGCGGCCGCTGGTCAGGTGGTCACGATGGATACTTTGTAGCGATCCGACGCGGGTACGCCGGCGAAAACGGGCGCATCTATCCCTTTGGTTATTCTCGCCTGTTTTGAAAGGCATAGCCCATGGCCCACAACATTCCCGCAGGCAGCATGAGCAAATATCGCGCTGAGTTCCGTATCTACGCGGAAGTCGAGTTCGAAGACGATGGCGAGCATGATCTGCAAGACCTCGCTTTCGAAGCCATGGAAGGGGTGCTCCCGACCGATTTGGGCCTTGAACTCGAACTGATCGCTGGTTCGGTGCAACCTGCCCGCGCGGAAGGCGGTGCGGCATGATGCTCCCCCAAACGCAAACCCGTGATATCGAGCGCGAGGAAGCGGAACTTACCGTAGCCGAAATCCGCGCGAACCTCGCCTTGGCCGACAGCCTGCGCCGCGATGCCAAGCTGCTCAAGCGCATGTTGCCCCGGTGCAGCGGCAACATGGTGCTCTACGCCCACCGCAGCAAGCAGCTTGCCAAGCTGGAAATGGTGATCCGCGCCTGTGAGCAATCGACGCTGGGTTGTGAAGTCTCGCGCCGTACTGTGCGGGCGTACAGGGAGGGTGTGCTGTGAGCATTCGCCCCATGATCCGCAACACCTACACCGCTTGGCGCCTGGACAATACTGGCGCGTCTATCCCGTGCCAGACCACCGCCGGAACGCTGGAAGGTGTGGCCGCCGAAACTGCCCTGCTTTGCCAGCGCAAGGAAGGCTTCCATGTCCTGCACCGCGATTGCGTGGCTGAGCGCGAGACACTGCACATCTACCGCGTCAAGTGGTCGAAGGTGTGGCGTTACTGCCCTGAGGCTGGCCATACCAAGCAATTCGACCAGCCTAAGGCCGAGCATGTGGCCGCGATAAGCGTGGAGCATTTCGCGCCCGTGCTGCGCTGGCAGTGGACGCCCGGCTGCGATGCCGTTGGCGCGCCGGCGCGGGAGATCGTGCTGTGAGCAAGCCGGCCCCAGACCAGACCATCGAAAAGCTGCTGACCACCGTTGTTGCGGCCGGTGGCGAACGCCTGGCACCGACGAACCCCTATGAGGTCGCCCGCTTTCGCACCCTCTATGGCGTCGGCGTCATCTACCGGAACGCCCGAGGCAAGCAGACTTGGACCCCGGAAGCCGAGATGGCGCAAGAGCACATCAAGGCCAAGAAAGGCTCATTGGCGCCCGTGGTTGTGGTCAACCGGGCCGGGCAGGCGCAACGCCGATCTGCCGTGCTTCGCATTCTCGAACGCGACGGCGGTGACTGCTTTTTCTGCGGGCTCCCGCTCGCGGACGATGTGACGCTCGAGCATCTGGTTCCGATTGCCCACGGCGGCCCGAACCACATCAGCAACCTCGTTTGCGCCCATGCCGCCTGCAACTTGGAAGCGGGGCACCTGAGCGTGGCCGAAAAGGTCGCGCTGGCCGTCCGCAAGCGCACCCCCGCCATCCCCGAACACCCCGCCGCTGTGCGTGAGGAGAACTGATCGTGAGCGATGATCAAAACGACGCATTCGACCGAGGCTATCTGGTCGCCTGCTCAAACCTGACGGCCATGGGCAATGGCGCCGTGCTTGCTGAGCATTTGGTGCGCGAGCACGGCCAACTCAAGGTCGAAGACCTGGAGCGCCTTGGCCTGTCGGAATTTGATTGCGAAAATCTTGCGCCGATCTTTGCGGCGATTGGCGGTGCGGCATGAGCGGCGGGGAGAAGGTGGCGCCGTGCCCGAACCCATGGTGCAAGGCAGGCGTTGGGCCGCAAGTCTTTCATCTGCGCAATGGGCGCCTCGCTGTGATCTGCGGCTGTGATTTCCATGGCCCGGAATGCGATACTCGCGCCGACGCCATCGCCGCCTGGAACACCCGCACCCCCGACCCGCTGCTTGTGCCGGCGTTGGAGGCGCTGCGGGAACTCGATAGCGCATGGTGCCACAACAGCGTCGGGATGCCCTGCAATCTCCATGTGCGTCTTATCGCCATCCTCGCCCAAGCACAGGAGCGGGGGCTGTGAGTACCGTTCAGAAAAACTGCGCGGCTTGCGGCGATTTGATCACCGTTCGCCTAGCTGACCACAAGCGTGGCTGGGGCCGGTTCTGCGACAAGGCATGCGCCGCTGCTTACAAGTGCGGCCAGCGCCCGCGCGACGTTAACGCGCACCATGCGAAGTCATCGCTTTGGGCTGCCGACCGGATGCGCGCATTTGCCGGCTATCGCGATGGCAAACCGCCCCTTGCGCTGTCGATCAAGGAACAGGTCGGCAAGTTCAAGGTCAAGCCGATCTACCACAGCCCGGCGGACTGCCATTCTTGCGGCACCGCGATCAACGGGCCGGGCATCTGCCAGCGCTGCGAGGATGAAGAAGGCGCCATGAACGCCAATGAGGCAGGCTGGGACGGGCATAAGGGATGGTTGGCATGACCCCCTGGCTCGCCCTCCTGCACACCGCTGGCATCACCCGCACGGGCGCAGTCCTGTGGGCTGGGGTGACTATCCTGACAACCGCCCTGCTGGTCGTGCTGACCGGCGCAGGGCTGATTATTGGAGGCTGATGTGACCCCCATTCCCCTCTTCACCCGCAATCCCCACCCCATGCGTTCCGCCATGCCGCTGCTGCCCATGGACGCAGAGCAGGCGCGGTTCTGGGCGCTGCGGGCCAAGCGTCACCCCACCGCCTCGCCGGAACCGACCGGATCGTCCAACAGCGCTCGCGGCGTCGAGGCCGTCGCGGGCGCCAACCGGGAGAGCCGGTCATGAATGCGCAGACCAAAGTCGAAGCCGCCAAGCCGACCGGCCTTGCACTGCTGCGCGTGCCGTTTCCCGACAACCAGATTTCCAAGCTGCCCAAAGAGACGCGGGCTCAAATCGACGCACGCAAGACCAACAAAAACCTGATGGTCTGGAATTGCAAGGTCTGCGGCGGCCATCATCATAAGGATGCGGTGCATCTGGATTATGTCGGGCACGCGGCGGCGACCGATCGCCTGCTTGACGCCGATCCGCGCTGGACGTGGGAGCCGGTTGCCGACCCGATGTCACTCGGGCTTCCCACGATGCCGGGCGGCATGTGGATCAAACTGACCGTCGATGGCGTCAGCCGTTACGGCTTTGGCCACGCCGATGGCAAGACCGGTGGCGACGCAATCAAGGAAATCATCGGGGACGCGATCCGCAATGCCGGGATGCGTTTCGGCATGGCCTTGGATCTTTGGCACAAGGGCGGGGACTTGCACGCCGACGATGGTGAGGAAGCGTTTCAGGCCGAAGCCTCCAAGCCTGCCACGAAGGCGAAAGCGAGCGATCCCAAGGCCCAGCAAGGCCAAATGCCAGATGCTGCGTTCGCCAAGCTGCAACAGCTTCTGTCTGCCACCAGCACGGCCCCGGCGATCCTTTGCGAGCACTACAAGGTCGAGAACATCGGCCTGCTTTCCAAGGCTCAATACGATGACGCCGTGGGCCGCTTGCAGGACGACCTTGCGCGCCTCGCTCGCAAGAAAACCGACGCCCAGTTCGACGCCAACCAGTTGGCCGACGCCGACCTCTGAAAGGCAACCCCATGTCCACTACCCACTACCACGGCTCAAAGGGAGCCACGGAAATCGCCACCATGAACGGTAAGCATGCTGCCATGGCCGCCGCCAAGTTGCGCCGGGAAGCCCCGGAGCGCACGGGCGAGATCAAGGCTTTGGAGGAACATGCCGCGCGTATGGCCGCCGAGCATGCCCCGGTCGATGAAAACCCGCGCGCCGTGATCGGTGGCAACATGCCGCCCGAAGAAATCGACCAGCCCGCCCAAACCGCACCCATCACCGGCCGGGAGGCTGTGGAAATCCACGTCGGTGATCTGCTGACCGAAGCCAGCAACTGGGCCGATGGTGTGCCGCTTGCCTCGCAGGAACAGGCCGACCAGGTGGCAAAGCTGGTGCGCCTGCTGCAACAGGCCGGCAAGCAGGTGGACGCAACGGCCACGGAAGAAAAGCGCCCGCACAACGAGGCGATTGCCGAGATCGGCGCATGGCAGAACGGCTACACCGCTGAAAAGCTCAAGAAGACGCCCGACGGCAAGATCACCGTCGCCTTGGCCGCGCTGGGCCGCCTGTCCACTGGCTGGCTGGTGAAGCTCGACAACGAGCGCAAGGCCCGTGAAGCCGAAGCCGCCAAGGCCGCCGCCGAGGCTGCTGCCGCCGCCCTGGCCGCCAAGCAGGAAGCGGAGACCACTACCGATATCGCCGTGGTCGAAGACGCTCAGGACAAGATGGCCGAGGCCATGAACCTGATCAAGCAGGCACAGGGCATCGGCAAGGCCAAGGTCAGGACAGGCGGTGGCGAAGGCTTCCGCGCGCAGACGCTGCGCTCCTACTGGTCTGCGGTCCCGACCGGCGAAAAGACCGCATGGATGGACGCACTCAAGGCCCTGCTGTCCGATGAGGCATTCACATCGGATCTGCGCGAACTGATCCAGCGCCATGCCAATGTGCGCGCCCAGACCGAAGCGGGCCGTGCGCGTCCGTTGCCTGGGTTCACCTGGAATGAAGATCGGAGGGCGGCATAATGGCTGGCAGCGTCAACAAGGTCATTTTGGTGGGAAACCTGGGGGCTGATCCCGAGGTGAAGTCTTTCGCCAACGGCGGCCAAATCTGCAACCTGCGTATCGCTACATCGGAAAGCTGGAAGGACCGGAAGACGGGTGAGCGCAAGGAGCGCACCGAATGGCACAGCGTCACGATCCAGTCGGAGGGGTTGGTCAGTGTGGCCCAGCGCTATCTGCACAAGGGCAGTAAGGTCTACATCGAAGGCCAGTTGCGCACCCGCAAGTGGCAGGACCAGAGCGGGCAGGATCGCTATTCGACCGAAGTGGTCGTGGCTGGCGCCAATGGCTCGCTTACCATGCTGGACGGCCCGCAGAACGGCCAGGGCGGCGATGGTCGCGGCGAACGCAAGCGCGGCTATGACGACAACGGTGGCGGTGGCTGGGGCAATTCCAGCGGTTCGCGCAGTCTGGCCGACGAACTTGATGATGATCTGCCATGGTAAGCCTACCTGCCAGGATCAAAACCAAGTCGTCAAAGGCTGACGCTGGCAAGCGCAGCCCAGCCCATCGCGCGTGGGTGCGTGGTCATCACTGCTCGGTCCCTGGCTGTCAGGAAATGCCCATCGAATGCGCTCATATCAGGCGGGCGAACAATTCGGGCATGGGGTTCAAGCCATCGGATGCTTACTGCGTGGCGCTCTGCCGGGATCACCATGCAGAGTCTCACCGGGGTGAAGCGACATTTGAGCGGAGGCACGGCTTGGATCTGATGAAGCTGGCGCAGGAGTTTTACCGCGCCAGCCCGCATCGCCACAAATTGGAAAACCCCTATGGCTGAAACCGAACCTTTGCTGTTTCGCGTCCAGCTTGGCGCGCTCAGGCCGATCAACGGCGCCGCTGCCGATGCCCTCAAGACGCTGGCTGATGGATCAATGGTCCGCGTCGATATCAAGCGAACCCAGGGCAACATCAAGCGCATGGCCTGGTACTGGGTAATGCTCAAGATCGCGCTCGACAATCTCGAAGATGCGTTCGACGGCCCAGTGACCACGCAGATGCTGCACAAGTGGCTCAAGCGTGAAGCTGGTCTGGCAAAGCCGATCATATCCCGCAAGACCGGCGACGTGATCGACTACGATTACGACAGCATCGCCTTTCACAACATGCCCGAGCACCAGCGGACGGAGTTCATCGACTTCGCCATTCGCGTGCTTGCCAAACGGCTCGGCTGTCATCCCGAGGTTCTGGCCTCGGAGGCGCAGCGGGCCGCATGATTGGAGCAACCATGCCGAACACCGAAGCAATCACACAGATCATCTGCAAGACCATTGGCCTCACGCGCCGCAAGATAGAACCCGCCAGCATCACCGCAGATACCAAGATCGCAGACATTGGCGCTGATGAATACGACAAGCTGGGCATTGCGATGGCCATTGAGGATAAACTTCGCGTGTCTGTCAGTGAGCAGGCTATGGCTGAGGCGCGGACTGTGGGGGATCTGGTGGACGCTGTGGGAGCGGGGAGGGTGTTGGGGTGACAGCCAAACGCCGCCTTGTCCCACTGTCCGAAATTCAAGCTGCACACGATTGGTGGCTTTCCCTTGGCTATCGGGTGGGCGGCATTGACATCAGAGCGGACGGCGTGACTTTCTTGCCCCCAGCGAGCGAGTCGAGGAGCGCCTACGATGCCTTCAAGGCGCAGGAACAAAGTCGTGACCGGTCTCAACGTCGTTCGCAGTAAGAACAAGGCCGGCGAACGCTGGTATGTCTATGCGTGGAAGGGTGGCCCCTGCATCCACCGCAGCGACAATATGCGCCCGGTGATTGACGCCACAATCATGGCGAAGGCGGAACAGGCGCGGCGCGATAGCACCGGCAAACGCCACTTCGACACGCTGGACGAAATCATAGACATGTATCGGGCAGCGCCGGAATACGCCAAGCTGCGCGACAGCACCAAGAAGGACTATCGCCTGTGGCTGGATCGCATCAGCACCAAATGGGGCTATGCGAGCCTAGAAGCCTTTGAAGACCGCATGATGCGTAAGGACATCATCGCTTGGCGCAACGGGTGGGCCGCCCAGCCCCGCACCGCCGACAAAGCCGCCGCCATGATGTCCACACTACTTGCGTTTGGCGTCGATAATGGGCTGCTGGCGATCAATGTGGCTGCTGACATCAAGCACCTGCACCACGTGGACAAATCGGACGAGATATGGGAGCGCCACCACATGCGCGCTTTCGCCCGGAAGCCTAAGCATCTGCGCAATGCCTTGCTGCTGGCAGGATTGACCGGCCTCCGCTTGGGCGATCTGGTGCGGCTGACGTGGGAGCAAGTCGGGCCGAACTCGATCATTGTCGAGCACACAAGGAAGCGCGGCGCGCGGGCGGTGATCCCCCTCCTCCCAGAAACGCGCACGCTCCTGCGCCGGATCGGCAAAGGCACCGGCCCGATTCTGCGCAATAGCCGTGGCGAGCCATGGACAGATAACGGCCTGGGCACTGTGTTCCAGAAAGCCAAGCCGAAGGGATTTGACCGCCGCATTCACGACCTGCGCGGCACGTTTGCCACTCGCCTGATAATGGCGCGCCTGACCGATGATGAAGTGGCGATGATCATGGGCTGGACCTCAAAACGGATTTCCGCGATCCGCGCCCGATACGTCAATTCAGAGCGCGTGGTGATCGAGATCGCGCGCCGCTTGAGCGCGTAA